GCCAGTGCCTACACAAGCATGGCGACCGGCACGCTGTTCGCGCAGATCATGGTAGTCATCACGCTACGGCTGGCTATGGCGCTCGGTGTTGTTTCGGGCGGAATCGCCGGCGCGATCCTGAGCCTGTCGATATTGCTGCTCGCTCGGAAGATGCCTGGCATCCTGTCTTCACGGTTTGGTCAATCTAGCGGTACTAGTCGCACGGCAAAGGCTGCTGCGGTCGTTGTACGGCGTGTGGTAGCGCGCATCTGATGTGGTGGATCGTCGGCGCGCTCACGGCGTTCCTGCTGGTCATGTCACCGATCATGGGCTATCTGAGTTCGCCGTGGGCTGCGTTTTGGCTCAAAGGCGCTAACGCGGTACCGCCACCCGTTGTGGTCGATCAGGGGCAACCGGCTGTAGACGTAAGCAACCTGGCTCCTATCCAGGGTGTGGTGAGTGACGCTCAGCGCTACCAGCTAGCGCGTATGGCGGGCTTCGGCGGCGACGACGCCATCCTAGCGGTGGCTATCAGCATTGCCGAGAACGGCTCGGGCAACCCGGCGGCACTAAGCGGTGAGAACTTCGACAAGAGCCGCGACCTGGGGTTGTGGCAGATCAACTCGGGATGGTGGCCGCAGTTCGGAGGGCATGCGGCGTTGATTGATCCGTGGCGCAACGTCCAAGCCGCCTATTACATCAAGGGGCGTCAGGGGTGGTGTGCCTGGTCAACGTATCTGGCAAGCTGCGGCGCGGGTCACACAGGCTCGTACGCGGCGTTCTTGGGACGGGCTAGGGCGGCATCGCAAGTGCAGCCGTCGCCGGGGGAGGCATGAGTATCGGCCACTTTATCTTGATTGCGGAGTGTGCGGCCATCGGCATGAGCGTGGCGATCATCGTTCACGCGCTGTTCCCCTACTGAGGTAGCGCAACATGTTAGACCCGATCACTGGTCTGCTGACCAACATCTACGACGCCATGAAGGGCAACTTCTGGCTGGCTCTCATGGTCATCGCCATTGCGTTCGTCGGCTACAAGTGGATCACGGACGATCATCAGGGCGCGACCCGTAGCGCGCGCTGGGTTCTGATCGGCGGCGCGGTTGTCCTGGGCGCACCACGGATTGCGGCGGCGATTCAGGGTGCCATCCACTAGTCAGGACGAGCGGCCAGCGCTCGTCATCATTCCCACGGAGCTAGAGCGGCAGGATGCGGCTCGTGATATCGGGCTGGTCTTGTTCGCTCTGCTTGGCGCGTACTGGATCAGCGACAGTTACGGCATACCGTGGCAGTGGTTCGCGGTGGTCATGGTGCCGCTAGCCGTTGAAGTCTTGACGGGCGAGCCAGCCGGTGATGTGGGATTCATTGGCAGCATCGCCACGACGCTACGGGCGCGGCTGGGCCAGCGGCGCGCTCATGAGTGGGTGGTGGTATCGGCGCGCTTCTGGCGGCTGGTCTACTGGCCCGTATGGAGGGATACGTGCCTCTCGCGCTCGAACTCAGCCCTACGACGAACGATCCTATGTCTTCGTTCGATCAGCGGCACGATCAGATGCGGGCGTTGGCCCGCGTTCTCATGGGGCTGGGGCACCAGACTCAACTCGTTAGTCAGGCGCGGGCGGTAGAGCATTCGATCTACGATTGGAAGAACCCGCCGACGATTCAGCGACGTTGGTACGCGGTCGCGCCGGGCTACACGCAGGGTGAAGTTGAGCTACTGAGGGAGTCACTGGCGGGCATCGGGCTAACCTGCTCGGATCCATTCACAGCCCCGGACGCGGTGCGCTACAAGACGCTCCGGCGAACGGTCGCACAGGACGAGCGTGGCGAGTGGTGCTCAACGCTGGTCGTACGGCGTTGGCCGCGAGAGGCGGCACCGGGCTGGCTCGGGCAGGCACTTGGCGCTGACGAAGTGGTAGACATCGGCGTCCACATCAGCCCGCAGGAGCCGCAGCGGTTCGCCCGTTACCTGCGCAAGCAAGCGGCCTGGCAGAACGACGCTAACGAGAACAAGCCCGACGCGGCGAATGACCTGGGCGCTCGTGACGCCGAGAGCGTGCGGCGCAACCTGATCGCCGGGACGGACAGACCGGCCAAGGTAGCCGTAGCGCTCACTGTAAGGGCCAAGGAGCGGGCTGAAGCCGTTGAGCGCACCAAGGCGGTAGCCTACAGGCTAGGGCTGTCTCTGGCCGACGTGCGAGAGGCTCAGTTCGAGCAAGACTCGGGGCTACAGGCGACCGGGCTGACCGGCAAGATGGATCTACTTGGCGCGTGGCGTACGCTGGACTGCACAAGCGTGGCGAGTACCGGGATCTTCCAGCCGACCACGGTGAACCACAAGGGTGGCGCGCCCATCGGCACGTCGAACGGCATGCTCGTGAAGCTCGATCCGTTTGACGAGAGCCTGCGTAGCTTTAGCGGGCTGGTCACCGGTTCGGTAGGCAGTGGCAAGAGCTTTCTACTCAAGCTACTTATGCTCGGGTTGCTGGGCGTTGAGACGCACGTAGTGGAGCAGTCGGACTCAGAGTACGGCGGCATTCCAGGCGTCACCGTCCACAGGATCCAGGGCAACACCGAATCAGAACGAGCGGGATGGCTGAAGGAGTTCGTTACCAACTTTTGGGACATGGCTCGGCGCAACCCACGGCCCAGGCTGCTAGTGCTTGATGAGCTATGGTCACTGATCCGCCGGCCAGAGCTAGCCGAGTTCATCGAAGAGATGGCACGGCGTGGTCGCAAGTTCTACCTGGCGTTGTGGATTGCTACGCAGCAGGCTGAAGAGCTACTGCGCGATGCCAAGGCGGTCTACGACAACGCACCGATCAGGATCTTCCTACAACAAGAAGACCGCGACCTGGGCGGGCTAGCGGTAGCTACCAAGCTGAGTCAGCCGGCCCGACAGTTTCTACGCGGTGCCGGTCGCGGGCAGGCGTTGATCTACGTCAACGGCATGTGGGTGCCGGTAAACGTCCAAGCAGACCCGTCTCAGTACGTATTGATCAATACAGATCCAAGGGAGCGCTTGGCAGCATGAGGAAAGCGTGCTATCGTGCGTTACATGGTTTGGTTGATACTCAAGCTAGGTGTGCTAGTCGGGGCGGTACTCGTCCTGGGCTGGCTGGCTGCTGCCGTGGTTGCGGCAGTGCTGCTGGTCGGCGTGCTGGCGTACAGTGTTGATACCGTCGTGGGCGACTGATCTACTCAACGTAGATCCCGATCCCGAGTCGCTGCTACTCATCTCTATGGTGGCAGCAGGGCTTATCGTCGGCATGCTTGGCAGGAAGAAAGCCGACCCGAAAACCGGCCAGAAAACCGACCAGAAAAGACCTACGAACACCCCGCTATTGTCTCGGCTGTGGTGGACGATCAAGCCGCCCCGCGACCTGATGAAGATAGACGGCGTAGAGATCAACCGCGACCGCAAGCCGCACTGTCTCTGGCTAGGGCCAACGGGTGCAGGCAAGAGCACGGCGGTAGCCACGATTCGCTGTGACGGCTCACGGCCCATGCTGATCGTGACACCCGACCTGTCCGACCCGCTGCGAGCGCAGGCGGACTTTATCTGGACGGCGTGCGTATCGCCACCGGTGGACTTCCTGATTGGCTCACCCACTGAAGTAGCAGAGATGCTGACGGAGGTGTTTCCATCAGGCGGTACGGGCGCGTGGAAGATGGCGGCTCGGCGGGCCACGGCTCAGGTGATCCTGGCAATGGACATGACCGGCCAGCCGCGTTCCATGCAGACGATAGGCGAGCTACTACAAGACGCGGTAGCACAGAACGCATCCCTGAAGCGGGCGTGCGAAGGTTGGGTAGAGCGGTTCCTATCCACGGCGTTGCAGTTCGGCCACTCGATTGAGGCTGGCGGTACGGACGTAGCCGAGTTGCTACGCCAGGGCAAGACGGTGGTGCTAGACAACGACTCGTGGAAGCATCCGGGCCTGGTCGGTGACATCGTGGCGCTCGGGTTAGCGGAAGCTCGCCGGTGTGCCGACGTAGTGCCTGGCGGGTTCAGGCTGGTCTTTGAGGAAGCGGGCCAGTTGGATGACCGTATCGCACTAGCCGATCCTTTCTTCCGTGCTGGCCGCAGACGGTTCATCACGGTAGACGCCTTGACGCAAGCCGAGTCTGACCTGAACGATGCGATCCTCTCGAACTCTGCTACTAGGATCTATTTCGCACCCGAGACAGGCAAGCTACAGAAGCTCGCAGCCGACCGGCTGAAGATCCACGAAGACAAGCTAGACCCAGGCTCTATGCCCGACTTCTCGGCTTGGCTGAGCCACGGCAAAGTACGTAAGCTTGTCAAGTTCCCGAAGCCCAAGAAAGTACGTTCCTCTGTCACGGATGGAGTGCGGTTTGAGATTGCAGAGGAAGTTACAGAGGAAGTTCGGTACGAGATCGTGCAGGTTCCACGGTGGAAGGGCACGGGTGATGCTGAGCCGGTTCACTATGACGAGAAGCCGATGCTACCGCCACCAAGTGGGACGATTCCGGAGATAGCGAACAACCTGTACGTTGAGGGATCGTGTGAGCGTTGGGCTGGTAGTCATGACAAGGACGGCTATGGTCGGGTGTGGCTGGATGGAGGCTGGCAGTCGGTTCATCGGCTGAGGTGGGAGTTAGCGTATGGGCCTATTGGACGAAACCCGGATGGGACGAAGATCACGGTAGACCACATCGCTGGTATCTGCTTCCACAAGGATTGTTCGAAGCTGACCCATCTACGCTTGCTGACTCGTGAGAAGAACTCTTCGGCTAGCTGGGCCGTGAACTCTAATCGTCGCCGGGGGTCAGGGGGGAGAAAGGCGAAAGTTGGGTGAGGCCCGCCGTGAGCACTTCGGGCAGATGTTCCAGCCGACGGATGGCAAGCCAGTGAAGATCGTGGCCCAGGCGTACCGTGGCGACAGCCCGCAGTAAGCGGTTGTGTAGGCCGAACCCATATCTGCGGTCGGCAGGATGTGCAACGTGTTGGTTCGGTCGTGGTGCTTCGCGTATCTCATGCCTGGCACTTGCATTCGGTTCCGCATTCGTCAGGATGGCGGTGGTTTGGTTGATCTTCTCATCTAGGCAGCGAGCTATCTATAGCTTCAAGCAGCAACGCGTTCTCAGCCCGCAGCCGCTCGTTCTCGGCGCGCAGGGCATCACATGCGTGGTCGGTGTCGATCCGCATATCGCGCTCGGTCTGTAGCTCCAGGGCTAGCTTCCTAAGCGTAGCTGCCATATCGGTTACTTGCAGTTCGCCTTCTGGCAAGACGCACCGATAGCAACCGTTGATGCGTATGTGATCGTGGCTCATGGCATGGCTTCCTGCACCCAACCCAGCGCTCGAAGACGAGCGGCGAGAGCTTCGTCCGTTGCTGGAATCGCTAACGTGGTTGTGAATGCTGCCGGGTTAGGCGGCTCGTCACTATCAAATATGTAGACGCCTTTCATGCTCGTCACGTGTCCATCGGGACTAATCTGGACGTACCACCCGTCTAGGTCGTTCATGGCATTCCTTCTGTCGGTAGATCCTGGGTTGACTCCAGCCCGCATTGCGGGCAGATCGGTTGGCCTGGGCGTATCACCGGCGAGACTGCGTACGGCCACCGTAGCTGAACTCGGCGTACGTGGTCTGCGGTATCGGAATCTAGCTCAGCCGACCACCACGCCTTGCAGGGGCGACACCAATAGCCGAAGCTCATGGCTCTAGAGCCTCACCGATACGAGCGTTTAGGTCATTCCACTTCTCACGCCAGGAGTGCTGATTATCCCAGTCTTCGGCTGTACTAACTTGGCCTTCGGCTGGGCCGGGGTAGTCTGGAAACTGGTGGCGCTCTGCAAGCAATGCCCTGAGTTCATCGTTCGCCTGCTTCAGGTCTTCAATCTCGCTGCGCAAGGCGTTGCGCTGGGCTATGGCCCTGTCGTAATACTCTCTAGCTACGCTAGTAATCATGAGTTCTTACCTGGCACCGGGTGTTTCATGCATCTTCCCAGCAGAGGCAGCAGTTGTGCGGCGCGTCGAGATTGCCACCCCAGCCCACGACTCGCTTGCCGTTCCACTCGGGCATGTTTGGACAGTTCTCGGGCAGGCAGCACGGCTCGTCCATGCTGTGACCGCTGCTCGATACATTGCAGCGCAGCTTGACCTGAGCGTCTCTATAGACGAACGCGCACCGGTCTTCGCCATCGTTAGGTAGCTTGAATGGATGCAACGTAACCGAGATACTCATCGGTTCTTACCTGGCACCGGGTGTTTCATGAAGGGATCACGCACACCCCGTCTCCAGCCTCTCGCTGGGCACCATGCCCGGTCTGCCAGGTAAGTCCACTCACAGCGCACGTCTCCAGACGTGTCCGTCTAACGGCTTCCAGAATGCCTGGCCTGGATTTGCCAGGGCCAGGTCTAGCTCTATGTCGTTCCCGGTCGTACTGCCGAAGCGCATGGCTTGATTGAGCGATTCGCCGGGTATGGTGGCTACAGCGGCTTTCCATGATCGTGCGGCCACCACGTAGCGTACCTGCTGCCCGCCATTAGGTGCTGGCGGGCAGTCACTTCGCCTGCTTGTCCAGGCGTAGACCTTGATCACTCTAGCCCCCAGGACCAAGCCCAGTGGTCACGGTGGATGGGCGCGCCGTCGTCGTCCATCCGTGTCATCGTCTCGTCAAACTCGCGTTCGGCTTCGGCCCACTCGCGGTCCATCTTCCAGTCTTCGTACGCCCAGTCGATGCCGTCATCGAAGAAGCGGGCTGCGGTACGCATCCACGCCGGCTCTTGCGAAGCAATGGCAACGATCAGACCCGGTAGTACCGCGTCTTCGAGTTGGTCGCTGTAGTCGTTCAGTCCTTCGAGCACTATAGCGGTGTTGTTCATACTTGCTACCGTACACCCGCTGGCTTGGTCTGTCAACAACTAGTTTTGGATCTTGCCGGCGCGCAGGTTATCCATCGCCTGAACCATTCCTAACGGCGTGCCCCATACAGACGGTAGCGTGAGATGTGCGTGGGTGGTCGTATGCGGGCACTCACGCGGCGAGAGCTTAGATGGGCACCAGGGGTTCGGCCCATCCGTACACGGCATCGGGCCTGACTTGTCCATGCTGGCCCAACCACAGCGGGCGCACCTGTACGTCGTCCACCAGCCCCTATCGGACAGTGCTTTCCAATCGTGGTTCATGACTTGATCTTGCCGGCGACCCACTCGGCCCGCAGCCGCTCAACGGTGTCGCGGTCAGGACCACGAGCCGTGAAGCCCTGCCCGTTGGAAAACTCTCCCTGCTCGATGTCTACCTGCTCGTCCGGCCACGGATTTATTGGGTATGACCACGTGATCTGATTGCGAATGGTCATGTCGGGCCACATCCATACGGTAGACGCCCACTCGATGTGGCCCGGCTCGGGCATTTCTTCGAGCAGCGGGATTCGCTCGACCTGTAACTCGTCACGGAAGTCTTGGCGACGTGCAGCGTTCTCGCGTTCGCATAGCGCGTCAGCTAGCTCTTCCGTGGCACACGCACACTCAACGCTGTAGTCGCTATATGTTCCGCTCGTGAGCAACCATACTTCTTTCATCGGATACCCCATATTGCTTCAGGCGCGTGGTTGTTCGGGTTCAGCGACAGGTCGGCACTCACCGGCTGGCTGAGCATCCAGAACGCCCACGCGGCTATTGCTACGATGACCAGCATGACGTATAGGCCGCGCGTCACCAGTCCCACTCCAGCGGGTCAGGCTCGTCTTCCTCTGCGTCGTTGCACGCCACGCTGCACAGCGGGTACGGGCTAGGCGGCTCTTCGCCACCCTCAAGGATTGCCAGCCACTCGGGCGAGTACGACTCCAGGCATGTCGGACAGTAGTCTTCCGTCCAGCCTTCGTCTTGGTTGTACGGCGCGTTAGGGTCGTTCGCCGCGCCGGGCGGGTAGCTCCAGCCAAAGATGTTGCTCATGCGTGCCGCCCGCAGAACTTGGTGCCAGGCTTCGCCTTGGCTGTGCAGGGAGTCGGCCACATCGCGCCGCCCCGGCCCTTCTGGTAAGAGAGGGAAGAGCAGATCCGTGGTGCCATGTGGGTGTACAGTCGGCCAGACGGGTGTGACTGCTGCTCGGTCTTGCAGACCGGGCACTTGCCGGACTTGACCTGGGTGCGACTGCCTGTGCAGATCGTGTTCTTCATACTTCGTACCTTACACCCGTTCGCCTGATCTGTCAACAAGCAATCTAGCAGTGCCGGCATTACGCCGGCTGCTGCTCGAACCACAACATGTGCTGGGTGTCTTTGAGCCACAGTGACTCAAAGAAGTTCATAACGGTCTTCTGCTGGTAGTAACCGCAGGAGCACTCGACTCGGATGATCGGCGTGCGGTCAACAGCTGTCTTGCTGACTACCTTGTGTTCCATACCGTCACCTTACACCCGCCACGCTTGACGTGTCAACAACTAATCGTGAACACTCACCATGATCGCCGGCTTGCACGGAAAGCGGCCACTGCTGCAAGCCTGGTGCTCGTCAAACCACGCGGCGAGCGACTTGGTAAACGTCTTCGGCTGCGGTACCACCCACGGCTTAGCGTCTTCGATCCGCTCAACACGTTCGCCTAGCCCAATGCTGAACATATCGCCACAGGCGCAGAGCAGTTGGAGTGCGTCAGTCATGGATAGTCGTACGCCTTGCCGGGGTCTTCGTTGAACGTGATTGGCACGTCGGCATACTCAAGGATGCGAGCAGCCGCGAGAAGTAGCTCTGCGATGCCTGTAGCCTGGTCGGGGCGGATCTGTAGCTCAACGCTCACGTCTGCGACCATCACGCGCAGGCACACGCCTGGGCACTTCGGGTCAGGCGCGTAGCTCACCATGATCATGGCGTGCTCGCCCAGCACGCTCGGTACGCCGTGGGGGTTGAGCGACGTATCGGCGTGGGTGTACGCGCCAACGGCCATGTGCGTAGCCTTGGCTTCCATCAGTCCCACCATTCCCTCATGTGCTTCAGCTTGTCCATGAGCATCGCCATGTCCTGAGCCTCTAGCTGATTGATGAACCTGGCCCAGCGTGCCCCCCGATCCGGGTAGCGGGCGTCTGCGATCTCGTAATACGACTCGTCCATCAGCCGCGTGAGTAGCGTTTCGCAGATGAGCATGTCGCGGCAGACGCGCTCGGAGTTCATCAGGTGACCGTTCTTCTGGATGGTCTGCCGCGTACGACCGATCTGGAAGCGCATGAGCACGCCTAGAGCGGTCCAGTCGAAGTCGTAGGTACCCCAGTACGCCCTGACTACTGCGATGCTCCTGCGCACGTTGTACGGTGCGCTGCGTAGCTCCCTGGTGATGGTTTCCCACTTCCAACCCACGCCCCAGCGCAGCCGTTCCCATCGCGTAGGCTCGGGCAGATTAGCCAGGTAGTCCTGAAAGTCAACCCAAGCGGTCATCGCCAGCGGATCCTGTCAAGGTCACACGTAATTGATTCCATCAGCCACTTCCACCAGATTCGAAAGGCCAGCACTAGTACCGGCAGGAAGGCAATCGCAGAGAGAAACAGGAACAGCGCAAGGATGCCTTGCTCTTGCGCTGTCATGACTCCAGTTCCTCCAGGCACTCCGCGCAGACGCCCTTCGGATCGTAGCCTTCGATGATCTTGGTGGCCGGCTCACCACAGAAGGCGCACTTTCTGGTGGCCGGCTCACCACAGAAGGCGCACTTTCTCTTAGGCGGGCAGATCTGGTCGAATGCCCACAGATCGAGCTTGCTGGTCATGATTGGATTCCCCTTAGCCCTGCGCGGCCTTGATGGCCGCATTGCGGATGTCCAGCCACTCGGTGCGTAGTAGGCTCGCCAGGGCTACCTGATGGCCGGTCACGGTGTAGGTCTTGCCAGCGGTAACTGAGTCGATGTATCGCCCGATGATTACGGTGTAGCCGCCGAGAGCCTTTAGCTCTTCGATGGTCGGCTGGCCGCTCATGAACTGGGCGACTGCCTTGATTACGTCAGCCTTTGCCGACTGGTACTGCTCGCTCGTGCGGGCGACGGTGGTCTGCTGGGCAATGACATTGCCGATGTTGTGGGTGGCTTCGTAGCGAGCGGCGTCTCGGCGGGCTTCTTCGTTCTCGCGGAGGATGACCCAGGCTGGCTTGCGATTGGAGCGGAAGTTGTTCATACCTAGTACCTTACAGCCACTCGGCTAAGGTGTCAATACTTTTTCAAGAATCCGATGGACGGTGCCGGCATCTCGCGCCACGTTGTCCACGACCATCGCTCGTACGGGAAGGCCACCACGAGGCATGCGCAGCAACACCGTCTCGCCGGGCATTACCAGCGGCACGTCGGGATCGTAGAAACCAGTGATGCGGTAGTGCGTTGCGCCGGGCCGCTGCTTCAAGTAGTCACCGAACATGCGGTAGAGATCCGCTTCCTGCTTCTTGATGTATTCGAGCGCCGATTCGCCAGGTAGCCAGCCCTGCTCGGGTGGCGTGAAGAACGTACGGTTCGGCTCGGGCAGCGCAATCGTCTTGCTCGGCAGCACCAGGCTCGGCACTGCCACGGCGGCTGCGGTGATCCCTAGTCCCTTGAGGAATGATCTGCGATCCATTGTCTCTCCCTTCGGTGGAGCCGGGAAAGGGTCGCACTTTCCGTCCCGATCCGCAACCGGGAAGGCCCGCTCCCCGGTGCGTTCGGTCGATCTACTCGGCCCCTAGTTGTGAAGGCTATGAGCCTTCGGGTTGCCGCACAGACCGCATAGGCTCTTGGCGTCTTTGCCCTGGCGGGTGAGGAATTCGGCGTCTGTCTTCGCCATGTTGATTGCGGTGTGCGGATGGTACGGTCGGCAGGTAGAGCAGAAGTCGCTGGTTTTGCTGGCTCGCTGGTCGCACGGTCGGTCAAGGAAGGTGCCCCGGCAGATCTTCTTGTCAGCCTGCTTGGCGGCTGCGGCCTGCTCGCGGGCGACGGCCTTCTCGGCTCGCTTGGCGGCTGCTTGCTGGTAGCCGGCGACTGTCGCTGCGGCCTTCGCCAGCCGGCGAGCTTCGCGGTCCGGGAAGCAGATTGGGCAGAGGGTTTCGATGTTGCCGTAGTGTTCGCCATTGGTGTCGGAATGCTGGTTCTCGTAGCCCGCTGCGTCGAAGCAGCCCTGGCACATGGCCCGGTTCGCTGTCTCGTCCTGGCGGCTGGCCCATGAGAGCTTTCCGCAGAACTGACAAGCCTTGGTGCCGCGATTGTTGAGGCCGAATCGGGTGGAGTTGTTCATACCCGTAGCTTACTACCACCCGATACGCCTGTCAATACTGTTTCAAGGCGAGTTTCTAGATTGCCGGCGTTTCCAGATGATCACCAGTTCGGCGATGAAGTGGTAGGTGAACGACCCCAAGGAGTAGAACACCAACCCCAAGATCAGGCCGAGTGGCGAGATAAGGATGAATGGCGTTGTGATCCACTGCCACAGGTTGCTCATGCCAACTCTCCCGGCAGCCGGGAAGATAGGCTGGCTTCGTATTCCGCTTCCGAGACACGGCGCGATACTCGGCTATCCCGGAACGGATGCCCGACGTGGAAGTGCTCAGGAAGCCTGGTCGAAGTGCAGGTAAACACGTGCATGCCGTCGAAGCAGTGCAGCAGAGCTACCTTGTAGGTCGGGTACATGCGCTTGCGGTTCTTCTTGAAGTACGGGCAATACGGATACGGCGTCAGCATGAGTCGGCCTTGATCCCCAGCCGGTCCATCTGCCGCAGTAAGGCTTCGATCCGCTCGTACTGGTTGTAGTTGTCGTTCCAGAGACTTGCGCAGTGGGTACATGTGGTCATCCACGTCATGCCGTCTTCGTAGGCTTGGATCACATCCAGCATGCGGCGCACGTCGCACGGCGCGGTCATGCCGCACTCGTAACAGAAGTCAAGCGGTCGTGAGTGAATGGCGACCAGTCGATCTCTGGCTGCTCGCATGCTCATGGACCGCTCGTTGTGCTTCTCGATGGCGTCTTGTAGATCGTCTACGGCTTTGGTCATTGTCTCTCCCTTGAAGTGCCGGGGGTTGCACCACCCCCGGCCAGTCTTTGCCCTTCGTGTACGACCTGGCCGGGGTCAATCGGCCAGCACTACCTCCCGGTTGAGGCGTAGCCACTCAAGCCACGCCTTGAATAGAGTCGGCCATCGGTCGGTGACGAGCAGGCACGCGGCGCACATGATCTGGAAGCCACCGTGCTCTACGTCTTCGATGCGTAGTTTGCGCCGGTGCCTGCACATGCCTACGCTACCTTCCGGCGCAGATGGCGAGCGCGCTCGATGCGGCTTTTGTGGGCGTAGCCATCAGGCGTGGGGCAGGGCTGCAAGGGCTGTGCGCCGCACGTCTTGCAGTCGGTGAGCATCGCTCGCTCCGTAGCACCAGTCCGTTGTTTCTTGAGGGCTGCCGGACTGGCGATTGTGGTGAGCCGGGTCTTCATCCGCTGCCTGTCTTCGGGCGAGTAGGACTTGATAATCCACGCACCCAGCTTGTTGGCGTCGGCCAGGTTGGAGTCGTGGATCGCCATGAACGCCCGACCGCTGGCTGAAGCGGCGTCGCAACGTTCTGCCACCCTGACGGCCCTGGCGCGCTGTTCGTATTGGGCATAGCCGCCACGCTTCAGGCGCGTCATGAGCCGCTTGTGGTTGAACTGTGGATGGCTGGCGAATCGCTCCAAGAACATGGCCGCGCCCTTCAGCGTGGATCCGTTGAGCGCTACCGCGTTGTTGCCGAAGGCTTCCACAAGGAAGGCCAGCACTAGCCGCAGCATCCGAAGGTCGTACTTGTTCACGATGGTCTGTACGGATTCTACGGCGTGGATACCGTGGCCCTTGGTGCTCACCACAACCTTCAGGTCGTACTCGGCCAGCACTGCGGCAATGGCATGCGCGTCGGGATCGTTGGCCCGGAGTGCAGCCAGGAAGCGGTCTACGGGTCGCTGCTTCAGGTAGTCACCGAACATGCGGTACAGGTCGGCTTCCTGCTCGATGGTCAGGTCGGCGTAGACGTAGGCGTCCAGTGTGGTCAGACCGTTGGCGATTGCCGCCGTGACCCGGTGGTTGCCGTCGATCAAGGCTAGCGAGCCGTCGTCGCGCAAGCTCACGTAGATAGTGCCGATAGCGTTGGCGTTGAAGTTCTCGGTCAGGTACTTGACGCGGGTCGGGTTGAGTGCTCGGGCGTAGCCGCCTTGAGACTCAAAGTCCACGAACATGTCGCTGATCGGCAGATCCTTGTACAGCGCAGCCCCGTCACCCGGATCGGGTCGTTTCTCGGGTCGCTTGCGAAAAGCTACTACCATTCGTACCCCCTGTACGTTGTGCTCTAGCCATCCTAGAGCATGGTCGAATACCTGTCAATAGACTTTCATGCCATAGGCTCTCCTTTACTTTGGTTTCCAAGTGTGGAAGACGGCGCAAGTGTTGCACACGCCGGTCTTGCCCAGCTTGCCGAAGTTCGCGCCCGCCACGCCAAGGCAACACGGACAGCGCACCACGAGAACCGGCGGGGTTACCGCCGGCTCTGTGTCGAATAAGCCCTGTTGGTTCACGCTACACCGATTGCCTTGGCGACGATGAAGCCCATGAGCAGAGTGATGGCGACCCTGGCGAGGAACGTGAACGCGCCACCCAGCACCGTTACCGAGAACGATTCTCCTTCCTTTGCGGGTGCGGTATGCGATGTGAACCAGCCGATGAGCAGCGATAGGCCGATGATGTTGCCCGTCGGCGGCACTGGTATGCCGGAGATGGGGGTGAGGAACCACCCCCATAACTGGGCGATCACGAATGCGCTGAGCAGTGCTGCGACAATTACCCAGCCAACGATCAGAACGGTAGCACCGATTACCCTTTCCATCTATCGGGCCGAACTCAGAAGTGCCGACCACTTCTTTTCCAGATCAAGGCGTGTGTCCTGATGGGTGATGCTGCGAGCCGCAGCCGTGCCGCCCTGAATCACGTCCCACAGGTTGGTCGGGTCGCCATCGGATCCGGTGTCGCCACCACGAGCCGCCATTGCGATGCCCGTCGCGGCTTCAAATTTGCCGAAGCCCTTGCCAGCGAGCCACTTCTCGACTTCCGCCGGTGTGTTGGCGATCTTGGTTTCCTTCGCCTTGCGGATGGCGTTGATGATCGGTTGAGGCGATGAATCGCTCAGCGCTGCGAGTGCTGGCGTAGCCTCTTCGATGAACCGATCAGGCGCGGATGACGTGTGACGGATGCGAAGCTCTTCGACTTCCGCCGCACCCCAAATGATGCGGTTGGCGCAGACGTAGGAGTACAGGAAGGTGCTCAGCCCGAAGGTTGCCTTGCCAACTTCCGAGTTCCACGTGTAGAAGCCCCGGAAGTAAGCCTGATCGTCAATCAGGATCGGGTTGCGTTCGTCCACTAGGAAGATGAAGATGTCGCGGTCGCTCGCGTAGAGCGTGGTCGAACGCTTGTCAACGGTAAACCCGTCGTTGGTGCGCGAGCCGTCAGCCGTCTTGAACGGCGTGGGCACTGACCAGCGGTTGTCGTCGTTCATGCGTCGCACGGCGTCCACGATCTGCTGATCCCAAATGCGACCGTAGGTTGGTCCGGTGAAGGCTCGTGCTTCACCAACGGCCTGGCCGTCTTCGCCATAGGTATACAGGAGTTTCGCTTCCTCACGCCCGGCGTCGTTGAACTTCAGCCCATACTCGATGTTGACTTCCGCCAACGCGGCAGGCAGTTTGCGCATGTAAGCAGCCGGAGCGCCGACAGCACTGGCGAGTTGCCCGAAGCTCCAATGGGTGAAGTTCACGGCGGCACCGTTGTGGCCGCTCAGGAACAACCTGTTGTTGGTGCTGTCGTGGCCCAGGCTCAGCGTGTCCAGCCGCAGTACGCGGTCGTGGCTCAGCGAGCGGCGGCGGGCAACGGCATCGCTTAGCGCGTCAAGATTCAGAAACCGCTGATCGTCGGGACGCGAAGCCCACTGATTGGAAGCGGCCATGAGATTGGTAGTCATCAGATCCCCCTGATGGAACGGGGCCGAAGCCCCAGGCGGGTAACGATGAGTCTGCGTGGTGTCATTCGTCTTCCTCCGAGAGAGCGCTCATGCGGCACAGGCACCAAACGAAGAAGGCCAGTACCGTCCAGGCGGCAACGAGCGCTATCCAGATCATCGCTTGTCCGTGTAGAAGCCGTTCTCTACGGCCCGTCGAATGCTCGTCAGGCGAGCTACGTCGATCAGATCCCAAACGTCACCGAGTACTCTGGCCCCTGGTACATTTACGCCAGTTGCGGCTTGCAGCCGCGCTAGCTCGAATGGCGTGAGCTTGATTATCTTCGTGATCTCAGTCATGGCTCCTTCTCATTTCCTACCCCCTGACCTTACACCCGTCTCTCGTTGATTGTCAATAGGTTTTCGGTACCAATTTCAAAACTCGCCGGCGGGCAAAGCGTAACGTGTTCCGGAACGTGTTATGGAATGGGGAAAAGACGGAACCGTAACGTCCGGTTTCCTATAGGTGTGCCGGTTACGGTTTATGCCGGCATTGGCAGGATTGGGGTATTGACGGATCAAGCGCATGGGTATAAGGTAGGGGGGATGAAGAGCTACACAGTCCTGAGCCGCCAGCCCAAGGTTGGCGATGATGTTCTGGTTCATGACGAGATCGTTCGCGTTGTCGGGATCGCAGGCGACCCGCACACGTTCAACTGCCAGGTGTTGGTTGAGCGACAAGGCGAGCAGTACAGCATCTCGCCATTCGAGACTAACGTTGAAGTAGTGGAGATGGACGCATGAACACCATAGACAGCGGCATGGGCATGCGGGTCGCTGACGCCACTGATTATGCCCATGCCGCCGTGCGAGCGCTCATTGCCTACAACGTTGAAGTAGCCGTGCCCGACCACGCCAGTGATCTAGACCTAGAGATAGCTCAGCGGCTGGTGGACAACGCAACCGTGTTGCTGGAGCAAGCCAAGATCTACCAGCGACGGCTGAAGGCACACAAGCGGCAGCAAGAACGCGACATGGCCCGCTGGGCGCGTGAGGCGTACAAGCAGGCTTGACATCGTATTGACCGATTGCCGGAAGCCTGATACGCTACGTGCATATGACAGCGAACGTCTCTACGAAGACCTATACGTGCGAGCGGTGCGGCAAGGTCAGCAACAACGGTGGCAACCACGGCAGGCATGTGGCGGCTCACAAGGTGAACTCAGAGCTACGGGCCGAAGCGGTCAAGCGACTGGCGGATCCGATGGTGGCCGATATCGTGGCTCGCAACGTGGCACTGACGCGGAGCATTCCGAAGACTCACGGCGGCTACCGGCCAGGGTCAGGTCGCAAGCCTACGCTGGTCGGCAGCACGACTCGGGCCTTCGTTCTGGACGAGCAGGCAAACGCACGGCTCGAACGATTCCGCCAAGAGCACGGCCTGGTCGGTGCTCAGCATGCCAGTGAAGCATTACGGCGGATCATCGCCATCGCGGTGCCCTAGTCAGAGCTAATGGACGCGCCCGAGAGATTCCGTTCCATAGATGACGTGCGCCGCTGGCATGATGCCACCCACGCGGGAGGCCACCAGCCGGGTCATGAGTGTCAGGTAGCGTACTTGCTTGACAAGATCAGCCGCATCTCAAAAGAACGCGCAGACGCGATCAACCACGCGAATCAAATTAGGCCGGACAACTGGCGCTCACAGATCGGTCATGTCGCCGCCGAGCGCGACGCCCTGCGCGCCGAGAACGAGGCGTTGCTCCGAGCCTATGAAGCCACCCACGCGGCGATGGTGGCGACTGCCCGCGAACGCGACGAGTTACAGGCCGAGCGCGACACCCTGCGCGCCGAGCTAACTGAAACTCAGACTGAGCGTGACGACTTCCGCGCCGATAACGAGTCGCTCCGCGATGCGGCGGGCAAGCTGGATGAATTGGCTGGTCGGCTGACTGTGGAACTGTCGGAAACGGAACAGGCGTTAGCTGAGCGGGATGCCGAGCGCGACACCCTGCGCGACGAGGTCGAGCAACTAACGGAAAGCCGCGACATGTGGCAGACGCGGACCGTCACGTTGACGCTGGAGCGTGATGCCCGACTTGCCAGTGATACCAAACGGCTCGTTGAGAATGCAGCCCTACGCGCTGAGGTCGAGCGGCTGCGGGCGGTAGTCGAGGCATTCAAGCAATACGACGAGCGGTTACAGACGTGGGCAGCCGGCATTACAGATGGCAACCAGCACGTTGGTGACAATATCGAACTGGACGAGGCCTACGCCGTGATCCTCAAGGCAGTCAGTCAGAGCTAATTGTTGTTAGAGGTGACCAAGCATGGAGATCAGCTACCCCGTACAGATTGCGCTCGCGCTCTGGCTTTTCATCCTGCTCTGCATCGCGGTTTGGTAGAGGCTAATTGTTGATATGACTGACAAGATTTGTCATCAATGCGGTCGGCCGTGCCGAGCCGTCGAAGGCCCAACGGCCGAGTGGGATTGCTGCTGCACCGACGCCTGCGATACTCACCACCGCAACTGCGGGCAGGGTGGCTACATCTGCCAATGGTGCCGCGCCGGCAACCCTGATCCACGACGCCGCACGTTGCGTGAAATGATCGCTGCATACGAGACTGAAACCGGCAAGGCACTTAACCTTTGGCAGGCCTAAAGATGGAACTAGAGTATGAGAACGAACGTAGCAAACAAGCCTTGCTCATCATCCGTGAATGGCTGGCCGACATGATGGCGAGTGCCTACGCGCCTGCATCGTCAAGGGGTGGATACACGATACAGACGTGTATTGATCTAGCCGATGAGGCACTTTCGACGAATAACCGGGTGAGTCGACCTCGACCTGGCACCGCCGCATCTGAAACCGAGGAGCGGCTACGAAGTGCTGCGTGCGCTCTACTGACACAATCAACGCCGTTCTACAGCGCGCTAGAAATGGATCACGGCGTAGACGGCGAGAAGCTATATCGAGCCTTGGCCGAAGCAGCCCGCTGCGGTCACGCGATGACCCCACCGATCCCCTCTGCCAACATCTGCACGCGGAGTGACTGTGAGCAGGACCGTGCCGAGGCAGGCGAGTGCCATTGCTCGGTCTACGGAACGCTTGATCGACCTAAAGATGGTTAGGTCTGACAATGGTTTGTGACGTGACGCGCTACGTCGTTTGGGCGTAAAATCGCATCCTAACTTGAAGGGGGTTTGATCTAATGAGTGTTGAACGTATGGCCGAGCTACGCCATCAACTGGCTGAGCAGCAGGCCGACTTACGCGATGCGCAGGATGAGTATGCGGCTGCGATTGTGCGGGCGCATCAGGTTCTCATTGATGAGCACGGCGGCGATTTCAAAGCTATCGGCTCGTCCGAAGACGCACGCAAGCAGGCGTTTGCCGTAGCTGCGCTGAGTGATCACGTTGTGGGTCGTGCCCTTCTTGAACTGCGCGGCTTCGAGCGTGGCGTGGCGCTGGTCGCGGCTGAACTGGAAGCGCTGAGGGACGCCCGCAAGGAGCGCGAGCTACTGCTGGCTGAACGGCAGTTGAATGCAGAACTCGGGGTAGCATGATGGATCCAATCTACGAAGAGCTAGCTGCGCCGTTCGAGACAACGCACTCGCGGCGCATCAGCGGCATTGACCTGACCTACGTCACCACGGAGCAGGTAATCACAAGGTTGAACACGGCTCTCGGTGTCTTTGGCTGGTCGTTCGAGATCGTAGAACACGGCTACCACGAGAGCACCGATGAAGAGTGGGTGCGCGGGCGGCTGGTGGTCACAGCCGGTGGCGAGCATGCGGTACGTGAGCAGTTCGGCTCGCAGCAACGCAATAAGAAGCGTGACGGCTCGCACATCGAGATCGGCATGGACATGAAGGGCGCGGCATCTGACGCACTCAAGAAGTGCGCGGCTGCGCTGGGCGTTGGTCTGTACCTGTCGGCTAAAGACGAACCGTCACATGTTCCGGAACGCGCTCCGGATACCGAAGCCCGATGCTCAGCCTGTAACACGGTTGTGTTGCGCGGTGCTGGTGGTCGGTTCGTTGGTGGTCGGCTCTACTGCGCCAGGGACGTACCGAGAAGTGAACCAGTACCAGCGTGACTGGCAAGCGGCGCCACATGACCCGCTGGCCGAAGCCGTCGTGCTCAACGCTTTCGCGCTTGTGCCCGACCGCATCGCTCAGTACCCGGAAGTGGGTGAGTGGTTGTGGGACTGGAAGCACAAGGCACTCTGGCGTGCGATGGTGCAAGTGGCCGGGCCGATCAGCCCTGACGCCTTCGCACAGCGCACGCTGGACGCGCTACAAGCACGTGAGCCGAAGGCATGGGCCGACGTATGGCATTCGACCATGAACGCCGTAGAGGCTCGTGTAGAGCACGTCAGCAGCGGTGGCGAGTTTGGTAGCTTCATGTATTGGCTGGCGCGGCTCGAACGCTTCCACGAAGCGCGGCGGCTCGTCAGTCAGGCGCAGGACATAGCAACCCACGCATGGCGTGGTGACGTGCGGAGAGCGAACGCGGCTCTCGGCTCAAACCGTAACACGTTCCGGAACAACGTTCCGGTTTCACTAGCAGACAGCATTCTGGAGTTCTGACTTATGCAAAAGCCCGCCTACGAACGGCACGGTGATTCATTCTTTCTGACATGGCAGGACAAGGGCATAGCCTTTGGCATCAACCGTCTGAACGATAAAGGCTTTTACGGGCTACAGGGCTACCTGACCGTGGAGGCGATCACAGCCGAGACACGTGGCATCGCGTTCGGTCCGGTGATCCTGGGCCTGGAGAACGTCAAGGGCCAGCGTGAGATGGCCGATACGCTCGCTGAGCGCGTCAACGGTATGGACAAGTCAACCTGGCTCACGCTAGTAGCCCAGGCGTGTAGCAAGGTGTCGCAGGAGTGGCGGGCGGGTAGCCCAACGGTTGATCTGCGCGACCTGGCGGCAGACGCCGGGCCGGTGCAGTTCATGTGGGATCGGCTGATTCCGCTGAACGAAACAACCATCCTGTACGGCGACGGTGAAAGCGCCAAGAGCCTGATCGCGTTGATGCTGTCGGTGAGCCATTCGTTAGGCTTGCCAACACCGTGGGGGCCGGCACCAGCGGTAGGCAAAGTGATGTACTTGGACTTCGAAACGAACGGCAAGACGGTTGCCAGCAGGTTGCGGCGAATCTGCGCCGGGATGGGTGTATCTGTTCCGAGCATTCTTTACCGCCAATGCAAGCGCAGCATCCACGACGAGTTGCCGAGCATCATCGAAGACATCAGCCGCAAGAACATCTCGCTAGTGGTCTGTGACAGCATCGGGTTTGCCGTGACCGGATCACTCGTTGACGACGACACGGCTCGTCAAGCCATCTCGGCATTACGCCAGATGGAATGCACGCGATTGGTGATTGGACATGTCTCGGCAGACACCGCTAAGAACCCGACCAACAAAGCGTCACCGTTCGGCAGTCGGTTCTTCTGGAACGGCATGCGCGAAGGGCTGGAGATCCGCCGGGCCAAGGAAGGCACTAACGGTGACGACGACGTGATTGACCTGGGCATCTATCCGCGTAAAGGTAACGACGGGCCGAAGCACCGAGACTTAGCATTACGAGTGGCGTTCGACGGATTGGCCGGGCCGATTGCGTTCGATGAGCAGGACTTGATTGACGTGCCCGACCTGGCACAAGGCCAGTCGATGCCGACTCGATTGCGACAGATGCTCAAGCGCGGCAAGGCGTCGTTGATCGAGCTAGCGGAAGCGGTAGATTCGACACCGGACAAGGTGCGAACAACGCTCAACCGGATGCCCGACACGATTGCCCTGGAGCCGGGCGGCGGCAAGGGTCACCCAAGCGTATGGGGCTTGAAGGTGCAGGGTGAGTAACCGGAACATGTTCCGGAACACGTTCCGGTATGGGGCCGATCTACCCACGCGTACGCGGGCGCGTGCGGAAGGTAATACTTCTCAGTACGTACGTAGTACCGGAGACGATACTTTCCGGGAGACCGTAACTCCAAAACCCGGTGAGTCAATTACCGGTAACCGGAGTAGTTCGCTAGAAGATAAAAGTTCCGGGAGGTATACCGGGTGAGCCTGGCGATGTACGATATGGCGAAGCTAGCCATGAACCAGATGGAGCGGTGCGAACGGCAGGGGCACACCGACCTGGCTCGCTACTGGGCGGCTCGTGCAGTTGACTTTCTCGAAGACACCGTGATGGAGCTACAGCGCACTGTGCCCGAACGAGTTGAAACAATCGAGAAGGTCCGGACGATGGCTAAGAGCCTGCGCGACAAGAAGCAGGAGTTGAACGCGGCGTGAAGACCTGTCGGGATTGCGGCGTTGAGAAGACGCTTGATCTGTTTCCCTTTGAGGGTGCGTACGTTCGCCCAACGTGCCGGGCGTGTGAGCGTATCCGCAAGCGTGAGAGCAAAGCTCGTCAAGCCGCTGCACGCAAGGAAGGCAACATTGAGCGGTACATCTGCGTCCACTGCAAGGCCGTTCTGCGCAACGCGGCACGAGCGGGTCGTGCGCCGTGCTGTAGGGCGTGTGGACGTGACGGCAAGTATGAGCCACCGCATAGGTGCGCTGACTGTGGTACGCCGTGTGCTCGCAACAGGAACGGCCAGCCATCGCGGTGCCGAGTCCACGCTGATGCAGCACGAATCCGGGTGAAGAAGCGTTTGACCGATGACGAGTTCGCTGACAAGCGAGCCAAGCAAGCCGCCTATGACCGGAACGCTCGTGTACTCAAGACCAGCAAGGGCCGACAGGAAAAGCCTGAGCGATACATGGAGTTCGCGTTGGGCGAGTTCTGGAAGATGGACAGCAAATGCCGTGGTCGCTGGGGCAAGCCTTGTACGCAGGGACCGGGCGGTAAACCGAAGTGGATTGTCGGCACTGGGCAATGCTATTTCTGCGCTACAGGAAGACCACGGCAACACTTACGGTTGGCCGAGCTTCGAGATAGAGAGTTGGCATGAGATTGTCGCTGCTAATCCTTATGCTCAACCTTATGCTCAACATGTTCGTCGCGGGCTGGTGCATGGCCCGCGACGACATGCTCTGGATGTGGGCAAACGCGGTCTGCGCTATGTTTGGTGTTTTGTCGTTGATGGGCCGGTTAGAATCGAGCGAGGCGTGAGGAAAGACGCCGTGACGCCTGAGCTACACGATCACGTTGTGCGGCGCGACGGTATGTGCTTCATGTTCTTCGTAAACCGTGGGCATACATGTCGGGATCAGTGGGGCAACGAGCATAGTGCGTTTGCGCTGGGCAAGCTGACCGTAGACCACGTGCATGACGTGCCCGGCGGCGTCAGGGGCAAGCGAGCGCCAAGCGATATGCGGCACTTGACAGCGATGTGTTGGCAGGCTAACGTGGACGGACCGAGCAGGATGGTTCGTCAACAACAGCGTGAGTACCTGAGCAAGCTTTACAAGGGAGAGGTAGCATGAGTGATCGACCGGGAATGCTGAGGCTGATGGCCCAGGATCAGGAACGACACGGCAATGGCGTTGTGCACAGCGTGCTGGACGACAACGCGCTAGTACTGCCGGGACGACCGACCAAGACGAGCCTGAACCTGCCCGACGACATGACGATGGACGAGTGGTCAGAAGTCGGCATCACGTTGCGCAAGCTGGGCGAAGGGCTGCGCTGGTACGCGGGCGACTGGTGGATCCACGCCGAGAAGCACTACGGTCAGGAGGCGAGTCAGTTCACTGACGCCATTGGGCTGAAGAAGAAGAGCCTTCAGAACGCGGCGTGGGTGTCTAGTCGCTTCGAGCCGTCCCGTCGCCGGGAATCTTTGGAGTGGTCGCACCACGAAGCGGTGTCAAGCAGCGACCTGACCTACGAGCAAGCCGACCGGCTGCTGGACATGGCCGAGTTGAACGAGTGGACGGTGAAGCAACTGCGCCAAGTTGCCCAGGCGGCTCTACACCCGACCGAAGACCCGGACGACGCGGTAACTGAGCTAGCCAAGGCACTCGAAGAAGACGACGGTACGTGCCCAGGCGACTGGCACCAATCGGCATGCCCGAAGTGCGGTGAAGTCCGATGAAGCACACTTGCGGGGTTTGCTGGAATCAGCAGGAGACACATCACGGCTGGCACGATCACGCCGAAGAACAGCACGGCGCGGTGCTAGACGAGTTTGGGTTCGGCACATGCCAGGTTGATCACCAGAACAAGTCGCGGTGCCCAGGCGTGCTCAACACGGCGAAGCTGGCGAAGGGCGTTCCGACCAAGCATGCGCGAGACTGGAAGCCCAAGCCGATCACGGTAGATGGCGAGACGTACGTGCCATCGGAGTTGCCGATCTGATGTCTACGCGGCTGCTGGTCGGGCATTGCGTTGACACGCTGGCTACGCTGCCCGAGAAGAGCGTGCAGTGCGTCGTAACCAGCCCGCCCTACTACGGGCTAAGAGATTACGGGCTAGAGCCATTGGTGTGGGGTGGTGACACGCAGCACGCGCATGAGTGGGGTGAGGCTGCCACCCGGCGAGTCACTTTGGGCGCAACACTTGGCGGCCCAAGTAGCACTCTTACCAATTGGGCAGGGAGTCACGAGCCGGCCAAGGTGTACGCCGATAAGGTCAGGACGACAGATATTTCTCAAGGCTCAGTGTGCGAGTGCGGTGCGTGGTGTGGCTCATTAGGGCTAGAGCCGACACCCGAGCTATTTCTAGAGCATCTGGTAGAGGTGTTTCGTGCAGTGCGCCGCGTGCTCAGGGACGACGGCTGCATATGGGTCAACATGGGTGATAGCTACGCAGGATCCGGCAAGGGGCCGACTGGGCATAACGGCATCGGTGATCAGGGCAATCGCCAGGGCTTCACGGCTGCACCGACCAGGGTAGACGTGGGCTTCAAGGCCAAAGACCTGATGATGATGCCGGTCAGGGTGGCGATGGCTCTACAGGCTGACGGCTGGTACCTGCGTAGCCAGATACCGTGGCTCAAACGCAACAGCATGCCCGAGAGCGTGACCGACCGACCAGCGTCAGCCGTGGAGTACGTGTTTCTGCTGAGCAAGTCGGCTCGCTACTACTGGGACGCCGACGCGGTGCGTACCAGGGTAGGCGAGCCGACCAGGCGTAACGAAGAGTTCCGGGGTGTGGGCGTATACAAGGATCACGTAGCCGATAAAATCGGCAACTCGGCTGCGCGACCCGAAGGCGTGGGACGTGCCGCACCGGACAGCCTAACCGGTCGCAGCCGTCGTAACAGCGATTGGTTTTTCGAGTCGTGGCAGGGGCTAGAGTTAGACGAAGACGGCGAGCCACTTGCGCTGATCGTGAATCCGGCCCCGTACAAGGGTTCGCACTACGCAACCTTTCCGCCGAAGCTGGTCGAGCCGATGATCAAGGCCGGCACGTCCGAGAAGGGCCAGTGCCCGGAGTGCGGTGCGCCGTGGGCGCGGGTGGTTGAAAAACAGCGATGGAACGAGCGGGAAGAACGCGACGGCTTAGCCCGTGGCGCGATACCTTATGCTCCTACTACTGGCTGGACGCAACAGCGCATACACAATACCAACGGGCAGAGTTCTGGTACCGAAGTTACGACCACCGGCTGGCAACCGACCTGCGTTCATGCGGACCTGACGCCCGTACCGCAAGTGGTACTTGACCCGTTCTTCGGCAGTGGCACGGTGGGCATGGTGGCCGAGCGACTGGGGCGTAACGCCATCGGCTGTGAGTTGAATCCAGAGTATGCGCAGCAGGCAGTGAATCGCGTGACAGGCGAAGCACCGATGTTCACCGAGATGGACGTATCGTGAAGCACGCGCCGGCCAAGACAACTGACGGTAGGACGGTATGCAAGCTGTGCAAGGTGCGCTACCCTTGCCTGGAAGCGCAACGCGAGATCATCAACAAGGGGGTGCCTAATGGGCAAGCCGCGCAAAGCGATTGAAAAGTGCGTAGCGGATTACTGCCGTTCGTTAGCGGCAGATGGTGACGTGTACTGCGAAGACCACGGTACCGACATGACCAAGAGCCTGCTGGTCAAGGTTGAGCCAACGCTGACCTGGGTGCAGACGTGCTTCGTGTGCTCGCACGAGACATTCCACGAGATGACCGAAGAAGATCACGACAAGCTGGTGACGCGGTACAGGCTTGTGTGCCCGAAGTGCAAGGGCAGGGGCGTGACGCTGAGCCGGGTAGACCATCTGGTGTCTCGGGCTGCGTGACTCCGTATTACGAGCGACCCGGCGTCGTGATCTACAACGCGGATTGCCGTATCGCCATGTCCGAGATGGAGCCGGAGAGCATCGACGCCATCGTGTGCGACCCGCCCTACGGGCTTGAGTTTATGGGCAAGGAGTGGGATCGGCTTGGTGATATTGGCAAGGTGAGCCACGGCGGCATCCCGAAATATGATGGCTCGACAGTATTTGGACGCGCTGCACGCGTGAACTTCAATGGATCAAGCAACGTTCGGTGCCGTAATTGCGGTAAGTGGAAGTGGGGCCATACAGAGGGCGATGCGGGCGGCGGCGGCAAGCGGTGTCACTGTGACAAGCCGGATTTCCCGAGTGCGCGGCCAGATCAGGCAAAGCTCATGCAGGAATGGCACGAAGCCTGGGCGCGTGAGGCACTCCGCGTCTTGAAGCCGGGCGGGCATCTGCTGGCATTTGGCGGAAGCAGAACCTTCCACCGCTTGACGTGTGCGATTGAGGACGCGGGCTTTGAGATTCGAGATTGCCTGAGTTGGCTGTACGGCTCAGGTTTCCCCAAATCGCTGGACGTGAGCAAGGCAATCGACAAGGCAGCGGGTGTTGAGCGCGAGGTTACTGGGCCAGGCAATCGGCACGGTGGTGGAAGTAACGGCGTGTATGCCCAGGATGCTTGGACACTCGAACACCACGGCGACGTTGCACCAATCACCGCCCCTGCTACCGACGCAGCAAAACAGTGGGAAGGCTGGGGCACGGCGCTCAAGCCGGCCTGGGAGCCGATCATCATGGCCCGGAAACCACTCCAGGGCACGGTAGCTGAGAACGTCCAGCGCTACGGCACCGGCGCTATCAATGTGGACGGATGCAGGATTGAGCACACGCCCGGTCTGGAGGGGACGTGGGGTGCAAAGAATCGCGGTAATACCAGGCAGGATGGATGGGGATTCCGTGATGCAGACGGCGAAACTGTAGGTACCCATCGCCACCCCGCCGGTCGCTGGCCGGCCAACGTGTGCCTGGACGAAGACGCTGCGGCCTTGCTCGATCAGATGAGCGGGGAGCTAAAGAGTAGTAAGCGGCAACCCCATAACAGTCGAGAGCGTTCTCATGGGACCGCCTACAGCGTTTTTGAGGACGCGATCTACAACGATAGCAATACGTATGGCGACACCGGCGGCGCTTCTCGATTCTTCTACACGGCCAAGGCCAGCCGATCAGAACGTGGCGAAGGCAACTCGCACCCCACGGTCAAGCCGTTGGCGCTCATGCGCTGGCTGGTTGCTATGGTGACTCCACCGGATGGCTGCGTGCTAGATCCGTTCATGGGCAGCGGGACCACGTTGCTGGCGGCGAAGGGCTTTCGCGCTATTGGTATTGAGATGGACGAGAGCTACTGCGCCATCGCGGCTAACCGACTCGGGCGTGAAGTGATTGGTCAATCGGAGTTGTTATGAGGCGTTGTCCGGACTGCGGCCAGGTGAAAGACATCATTGACTTCGGCTGGCGAACAGGATCCGACAGGGTACGGGCATACTGCAAGCCGTGTATGGTGATCCGGACCAAGCGCTGGGTAGACGATAATCGTGAACGGTACCGAGAGTACCAGCGAGAGTACCGCAGGAGATCGGCTTAGATGGTTACAGCCGCGACCAAGAAGCACCACGCCGAGGTAGAGGCTCGCTTTGCTGCGATGGGCATCACGTTGGTGCCGGGCAAGCGCAACAAGATGGGCAATCGAACCGCGTACTATCGCGGCGAGAAGTACGATTCCTGCCTGGAAGCCGAGTACGCGGCACATCTGGATCTACAGCAGAAGCTAGGCGTGGTGATTGACTGGGAGCGACAGGTGCCGGTGACCGTGCTGGACGGGCCGAAGGCGCGCGACAAGATACGGCTGATTGTTGACTTTTGGGTGATGTACCGGGATATACCGTCAAGGTACATTGACGCCAAGGGAAGGATCTTGCCAGCGTTTCTGTTCAAGGTGAAGCTATGGAAGCGTAACGTGCCGCATGAGCTATGGATAGCAACCAAGCCGGACAAGGACGGGCCATTTGTCGAGAAGCAGTTAGCCGATGGCATGCTGCCGGCGTGGAGAGGGGAGTACAGTTGAGCGAAGATCCGTTTGAGCCTAGCTACTCTCCCAAAAAAATCGAGTTCTGGCTGGCTCACTGGGAAGAGCTAGATGCGTTGGTGAAGACACCCAAGAGTTCGGCTCACATAGCTGAGCATCTCAACGAAGAGTGGATGCACCTACAGGTACGCATGCGCTACTGCATCTGCCTGGAGCAGCATCAGGTCGATAGCCTGGCAGTAGATCCGGCTTGCAAGCATGAGCCACGCGGGGGAGGTGCGTATGACTCAGGGCCGACAGCGGTGCTGTGCGTCTACGCTGACCTGATGCGAGCAGCCGAAGAGCTACCGCCGGGGTGGCTCGCTACGCGCAGGATCTGGCACGACCAGTTGATTCACCCGATGAGCATCGCCAGGAGAGTGGCCGAGTGGCGGCGCGACGTGAAGCTGGGCATGGCAAGCGTAGAACCCGAGCCGGTCTTCCCAAGAGCTATAGCCATCAACAGAATGGCTCGCTGGCTAGGTTGGGGCAAAATGCCGGCATATGACGAAGTAGCCTGAAAAGGTATTGACGGGGCTATCGCGGTGGGTGTAGGTTCAGTACATGAAGTACATAGCTACTCGGGCTAATGCCTTCGGGCGACTCAACCTGAAGCCTCACGTCAAGCACATCGCCGGCACCGGCAACTGGACACTGTGCGGTCGGCGGCTGAGCGATCCTTGGCAGGTTGCTTCGGACAGCGAGCACACGTTGTGCGCCAAGTGCAAACAGTCTGCCGGCATCTGACTAGATTAGTTGTTGACAGGCAAGCGATACGGGCGTAGGGTAGGGACATGAAGAACTTAGTGGCCCGACGCAACCAGGCCGGCAACGTCCATCTGGCGAACGAAGACAAGACGCTCATCTGCGGCACGGTTGCCTCAACGGTCAAGATCAACCATCTCTGCTCGCTGGAGCAGGTAGTGACTTGCGGCAAGTGCCGAGCCAAGGTTGGGCTGAAGACCATCAGCGGCTCGTTCCAGAAGCGTAGCTCAAGTGGACTTGATAGCAGCGCATGGGGCGCTAACAAGGGGAGATGATCATGGTCAAGCAAGCAACCATCGAAGAGCAGGGTCAGCAGTTGGCCGATCTTCGAGTGATGAACGAGCAGTTGCGCGATGCGCTCAACACGATCCTGAACGGCGCAACTCGCACGGTCCACTACGATAGCGGCGGCTGGGCACAGGTCTACGTTCGGCAGGCGATGCTGAACAAGGCACGCCGGCTGCTTGGGCGGGCTGAAGAGGAAGTGTAATGAGCGGATGCCCTGATCTGTCGGGAGTGTGGTTCATAGCCGGCTTTGGTCTGGCAACTATGTTTGCCTGGCTGGAGATACGTCATGGGCACTGATCACGAGTACAAGGCCGGCTTCATGAGTGCCATCGGCGGCAAAGCCTGCAAGGTGTGCGGCAAGAGTCGCGGCGAGCACTGGAGGCCAGTGCTAGACACGCTGACGCCCGAAGAAGTTGAGGCGTTCAAGCTCCCAGCCCATACGGCAACCTGCTGTTGCCAGTTGTGCTACCAAGCCTACGGCAAGAAAGGATTTCACGAAGACGCGAGATAGGTTGATGCGGGTGCGGTCAAGCTTCATACGTCAGTGCTCACCAAACGGCGTTCGTGTCGGTGAGTATCCTTTGAATAGGTAACTGGCCCAGCGCACGGAGTGGAACCCGTCAAGAAGGACCGTAAATCGGTGGTTAGGTTGAGGCCACCAGCCCGCACAATCTATACTGAGCGCAGCGGAATGGAGCAGAGGTAGCTCGTCGGGCTCATAACCCGAAGGTCGGTGGTTCGAATCCATCTTCCGCAACCACAAAGGTTGTCGCAGGCTACGGTTTAGCTCTATAGTCCCGACCACGGGCATAGCCATGCCCGAAATGGTGCCCGGCCCAAGGATGGCCGGGCTTTTGCATTGTCGCCAGGGGGGTTGGAGGATCGCTATGGTGGCAACGACGACCTGGCACGGTACGCCAGATGAAAGCCAAGCCCTTACTCGTGTGCTCACCTACTGGTGCACTCAGAAGGGCGAAGGCGAGCACTGTACGTACGGATTGATGGGCATGCGTATGACGACATGCGCGTCCCACAAGATGCTTATAGAAGACCAACGTGCTCTGGACGGGCTGCTCTACGCGAAGACCTTGGCTGCGAAGTACAAGGCCGAAGAAGGCGTAGAATGCGACTAGCCGTACCCACGCTGATTGTTGTTGTGCTGCTTGGCGTGTTTGCCGGGCGTGACGAACTGTTCGTCAACAGTGCCCAGGCAACAGGCTGCGGGCTAACGCAAGCCGCGTTCTGCGACACGTTCGACCAGCCTCAGAACGGTGGCACTCGGAGCGGCGATCTGAACCCGGTTGTATGGGGTGTGTCGCGGCTGACGGGCAACGTCAACGCCGGCCAGGGTGTGCTCAACGGCTGGTTTGCTGCTGACGTTCAAGCTTGTGATGGCTCGCACCACGTACAGCCACCGGGCGACGTGATCATCTGCAACGGTCAGATGCGCGAAGTGACGAACGACGGCCATCAAGTGACGACGCTTGCCATGTACCCGAAGCAACCGTTTGACTTCGCGGGCAGGACCGGCAAGGTTGTGTTTGACGTGAGCAACGACACGCTCAACACGCACGACGCATGGCCCGAGTTCTGGCTGAGCGATAAGCCTAGCCCTGCTCCGTTCAACCACTTTGATAGCTGGCAGACACTTCCGCGCCACGGCTTAGCGGTTCGCTTCGGTTCGGGCGTTGGGCCTGGTGGTTACGGCTACTGTCCGAACGGCAACAACTTGGACAAGCAGCGCTGGACGGTGGACTCGGTAGCGGTGGTGCGCGACTACGTGCTGGACGACACCAACGGCTTCGGGCCGCGACAGGTCACTTTCAAGGTGCTCGATTGCGTAACCGCTGGCTCGCCCGGTGCCATGAACCACGTAGAGCTAGACATATCGCAGAACCAGATCGACGTGTACGCCACGGACGCCGGTGCGACCACGTTGAAGCACATCGCGGTAGCCAACAACGTCAACCTGACGCTCAGTCGAGGGCTGATCTGGCTTGAGGACGTTCACTACAACGCTGAGAAGGCGTGCTGTAACGACCAGGGACCGCACCGCAACCATACGTTCGCATGGGATAACGTAGGCTTTGACGGGCCGTTCACGTACCACGATCTGAGCTTCGACGCTCTAGACTCGCTGGTGCCGGGCAATGCCGATGGCTCGATTGACCTGGGCAAGGTAGCTCAGGCGAACGCCACTACGTCATGGGACGTGCTGGGCATGCCAGCCAACCCGCAAGCCGAAGCGGTTCGCGTTCTGTTCAATTTCCAGGCTCCAACGTCAACCCCAATCGCACTGAACGTGGTGGTCAACGGGCATGCGCACGCCGTGCCGTGGCCCTATCCAGATGCCGTGTGGGGCACGTGGCACACGCTGGACGTGCTGGTGCCGATCACCGAGCTAGTACCGGGCACCAACAAGGTTCAGATCGGCGGCGACCAGGGTATGGTCGTGAGCAACGTCAATGTCGTGCTCGTTAACGCCGGTGCGTCTACACCTGTGTCTACAGCTACGTCTACGTCTACGAACACGCCTGTAGTCACTCAGACGCCTACCAGCACGCCTGTCCCGGCGTCGGGAGCATGCACGTTCAAGCTAGGCGGCACGGCGGCGTTCTGTGAAGACGGCAAGGCCAGCCCCGGTGGGCGTGCGGGCGACTTGGACGACAGCCGATGGAGCGTCGGTAGAGTTGACGGTGAGTACGCGCCACCGAACATGATGCCGTTTCCGTCTGTAGCGGCTCGCTGCAAGGCGGGCAACGTCAGCCCGGACAACGACATCTTCTCGTGCGGCAGTGGCTTTGAGACGGCGCTAGGCGCACAGAACTACGCTCTGCTGAGCATGCGACCGCGCCAGGCATTCGACTTCACGAATCGCTCAGGCGTGATCAGCTACAACGTGGACGCTGCGACCGGCTCACCACAAGGCTGGTGGCACTCGGTCTACGTGACGCAGGATCCGGTGCCAGGGGCGGCCAACACGAGTCAGGTATCGGGCATGACACCGCGCAATGGCGTCGGGGTGAACTTCGACGGCAACAACTGTTCCGGGAATCTCGGCACGTCGGTTCGAGTCAACAACGCTTTCACTTTCAACGACTACGCCGAGACTTCCGTTCCGTTCAACAACAGTGTGTGTATCCAGACCAAGGCCGGCTCACAGAACCACATAGAGATCAAGCTCAGCACGAGCCGCATTGAGGTGTGGGCGTCTGACTTCTCGCCCGATGGCGTGACGTTCCCTAACTGGCGGATGATCGGCTCAGCACCGCTCAGCCTGAACTTCAGTCAGGGTTACGTTCACTTCCAGCACGGTCAACGAGCGCCGGGCAAGTACTTCAACACCCCGAGCAGCAACTACCTGTGGAGTGGAATGAGCTTTGACGGGCCGGTAGTGGCTCAGGAGACTGCCTACGTAGTGCCTGACGCACTCACGCCGAACGGAAGCAAGCTGAATATCGGCTATGGGCTGAATACGCCGTTCAACCTGGGCAATGTGGCCGGCGGTAGCGGTAAGCTCACGTTTAGCATTCTGTACGTCAACGACAGTACGCACAACAGCAGCACGTATGCGGCCAAGTACCGCTTCAACGGTGGCGCATGGCAGAGCATTAGCGCCGAGTATGCTAACGCACTGAGGTGCCAAGCCTGGGGCGGTAATACCGACTGCAACTGGTCGATGGGCTTCTCGGTGCCGGTGACCGTGCCTGGTGGCCCGACGACAGTCGAGATAGCGTCAGATGGCGTGAGTGCTGGCTATCCGCCGATCCTGGCAAACGTAGAGCTACTGACGTATGGGCAAACCGTAACACCCATTCCGACACAAACCGGAACGCCTGTGCCGGTTACTGGCTTGCACGTTGTAGGCAACCAGCTAGTAGACGGGTCGCCGGTACAGCTACGTGGCGTGAGTCGCTCAGGTGGCGAGTACATGTGCTCAAGCGGCTCTAGCGATAGCTTCGACGGGCCGACCGACCAGGCGAGCATTGACGCGATCAAAGCATGGGGCGTCAACGTAGTACGTGTGTCGATGAACGAAGACTGCTGGCTGGGGATCAACGGGATCCCGACCAACATGACCGTGGACAAGTACAGGCAACAGGTCAAGGCATTCGTAGACTTGCTCTCGGCTAATGGCCTGTACGTGATCCTTGATCTGCACTGGAACGCGCCGGGCACCCAGCAGTCAACCGGCCAGATGCCAATGCCGGACATGGATCACACGCCGGCGTTCTGGACGAGCATTGCTCAGACGTTCGGTAACTATCCGAACGTCCTGTTCGACCTGTTCAACGAGCCCTTCCCGGACAACAATCAAGACACCACAGCCGCGTGGACGTGTCTGAGAGACGGCGGCACGTGTCCAGGGGTCAGCTACCAGGCAGCAGGCATGCAGACACTCGTGAACACGGTGAGAGCTACAGGAGCCAAGAACGTGATCATGTCGCCGGGCATCCTGTACGCGGGTGGCGCGAGTCGCTGGCTAGAGTTCAAGCCGAACGACTCAACAGGCAACCTTGCGGCTAGCTGGCACACGTACAAGCCCAACAGCAATCAATGCAACACTCAAGCGTGCTGGGACTCAGTACTAGCCCCGATAGCCGCAAGCGTTCCGCTGATCGCAGGCGAGATCGGGCAGACCGATTGTGCGAGTGACTACATCGTGCCGCTCATGACCTGGCTAGACCAGCACAAGGCGAACTACCTGGCCTGGGCATGGGACGTGTATGACTGCGGTGGCTTCCCGAGCCTGGTAAGTGACTACAGCGGCACGCCGACCAACTACGGCATAGGCTTCCGTGATCATCTGCTGGGCGTTGTACCAACGGCTACGGCGACCAACACGCCACAACCAACGCAGACGCCTACGGTAGCCCCTACAGCCACGTTTACGCCTACAGTGGCACCAACGGCACAACCGATTCAGGTACCCGCCCCACCGGCGTCAGGATGCTTTACGCTCACGGCTCAGGACGGGGTGGTAGACCGTTCTTGGAAGCCCTGCCTGTAAGTAGACATAATAAATAGTGACAGGAAACCCTAGTGGCTAGGAAACCGGAAGCACAGCGACTCAAAGACGCTCAAGCCCTTGAACTGAGAAGGGCAGGAGCGAGCTTTGACCAGATAGCCAAGCAGATGGGCTATGCCAACAAGGGTGGTGCGTTCAAGGCAGTTCAGCGCTCGATGAACGAAGCTATGAGCGTTCGCAATCAGAACGTTGAAGCCATGATCGAGTTAGAGAATCAACGGCTGGACGCCTTGACGGTACCGTTGTGGTCGGCAGCACTCAGGGGCCAATGGCTGGCTACGGATCGACTACTGAGGATCATGGAGCGTCGGGCTGCGATGAACGGACTGGACGCACCAAAGCGTTCTGAGGTGAGCGGTCCAAACGGCCAGGCAATACAGGTTGAGCAGGAGCTAAGTGTCAACGTCAGCATTGAAGAACGCCAGCGACGAATCCTTGCCATCGTTGAGCAAGCAAGAGGAAGACCTGATCCTCTTGCTCTCGCAGGACGATCCGATCTGGCTTCCCCAGGAGGGACCGCAGACACAGGCTTGGCTGACGCCGGCTGACGAGTTGTACTTCGGTGGTCAGGCGGGTGGCGGCAAGAGCGACCTACTCTTAGGTTTAGCTCTGACGGCTCACAAGCGTTCGATCATCTTCCGTCGCAACTACACCCAATTCAAGGGTGGCGACGGGCTGATGAGTCGGGCCATGAACGTAGCGGCAGGCAAGGGTCACTTCGCCAGCAGGATCAACGGGCTGCTGATGAAAGACGGCAGGACGATTGAATTCGGCGGCGTTGAAGACCTGGGCGAACTCGGCAAGTGGCGCGGACGACCGCACGATCTCAAGGCGTTTGACGAGCTACCCGAGTTCGTAGAGCAGATGTACCTGTTCTTGATCGGCTGGCTGAGAAGCACGGATCCGACTCAGCACACAAGAGTCGTAGGAGCCGGCAACCCGCCGAGTACAGTAGAAGGCGAGTGGGTGATCAGGCGTTGGGCTGCTTGGCTCGATTCCCAGCATTCCAATCCCGCTGCGCCAGGTGAGCTACGCTGGTTTGCGCGGCTCGAAGACAAAGACGTAGAGGTAGAAGGCCCAAAGCCGTTCGAGTTCCAGGGCGAGACAATCACGCCCAAGAGCAGGACGTTCATACCCGCTGCGCTCAAAGACAACGCATTCCTGGCCCTGTCAGGCTACGGCGCACAGCTACAAGCGCTTCCAGAGCCTCTCAGGAGCCAACTGCTGTACGGCGACTACTCGATTGGGCTAACAGACGATCCGTGGCAGATCATTCCCTCAGCGTGGGTAGAAGCAGCCCAGCGCAGATGGAAACCGGAACATAAACCGGATGAAACCGCAACATGTGCCGGTTTGGACGTAGCTCGTGGCGGCAAAGACGCGACGGTACTCGCTCAGCGCTGGGGCAACTGGTTTGCACCACTGGAGAAGCATCCAGGCAAGGATACGCCTGACGGCACGTTTGGGCGTCAGATCGCTTGGAACGCGCTACAGCGAGGCGGCTACGTGAACGTGGACGTGATCGGCGTAGGCGCAGCGGTGGTAGATCTGTGCCGCGAGATGGACATGAACGTAGTCCCGGTCAACTTCGGGGCCGGCACCAAGCGGCACGACCGCACGAACCTGCTCAAGTTCACGAACGTCCGAGCCTACGCTTACTGGAGCATGCGTGAAGCCCTGGATCCCGAGAAGGGCGACGGCATCATGCTTCCGCCGGACACCGAGCTAAAGGCAGATCTGTGCTCAGCACGGTGGATGATGCGCGTGACGGGCATCCAAGTAGAGAGTAAAGACGATATCAAGGAGCGATTAGGCCGAAGCCCCGACGCCGGTGACGCCGTGGTGCTCGCGGCTATGCCACCAATCCACTCGGGCGTAGCTTTTTATTAGAGTTAGAGCCGAATCGCCACCGGGTTACACGCCGGATCGTGGTATTTCCGCGTAGTTAGGCGTTGTTACCGTTACCGGCAGCAGCAGGGCATCTCGGGATCGTCGTTGTACTCGCCACAGACCCGGCAGCGAGTCGGCGTGAACGTCATGCCGTAAGTGGCACTTGACTTCGGGCAAGAGTCGCTATGGCGATACCACTCGTCATCAAACCAAGCCTTGCAGTCGGTAGCCGCGTGCTCTGCGCGGTTCATGCCCGCAAGAACTTGGATCCACGCTTGCCGATACGCTGTACGTTCGGCGTACCATCGGCTAGGCGCAGGGTGACATCCGCAAGGCCGCGTTCGAGCAGTTCGACCGACTCGACGGTAGCGGCCTGCCAGACCTGGGGGAAGCCGGCGAGGGAGAAGTCTCGAATGAGAACCTCAACGCTGGTGCCTGGCTGGTAGTTCTTCATCTCCTTCAACTTACACCTACGCTCTTGACTTGTCAACAACCAATCGGAGGAATGCCGGCATGAACTTCTTGCGACGATCAGCCCTGGTGCTCTGCCTGTTGGCGGTCTTCATCGTTCCGGCTAGCGTGGTGCACGCCGGGACGCAGTACTACGTCAACGCTTCTACGGGCAGCAACTCAAACGACGGCCTGTCTGCAACCGTTGGTGGCGGGCATGGGCCGTGGCTGACGTTCCGCTATGCCGCCGAGCACACGTTGTCAGCCGGCGATGTAGTCAACTTCGCGTCGGGCACGTACACCGACCCGAGCAACGGCATGATCAACTTTGCTAGCTCAGGCTCAGCGGGCAACCCGATCACGTTCGTCAGCACGAGCCAGTACGGCGCGATCATCACCGCTCCAACCGGCGCGAAGAACACGTACAAGCTGGGCCTTGACGCCAAGTCAAACGTGGTTTTCGATGGCTTCGAGTTCACGCAGGCGACTCTCGGTGACAGCGCGAGCTATGACGACAAGCTCATCTGGATTGGCGTCAACGGAGCTAGCAACAACGTCACGGTCAAGAACTCGAAGCTGCACAACTCGCAGACGCCGATCAAGGTGACGACGAGTAGCGCTGATGCGCTGATCGACAACAACACAATCTACGATTGCTACCAGTGCCTGGCTTCGTATGGTGGCGTTCGCCCGGTCTTCCAGCGCAACACGATCCAGAACCCGCTGCTGTTCGCTACGCCTGGCACGCCAGGTGACGGCATCCAGACCAAAGGCGGCACGAGATCCGCTCAGGTACGAGACAACCTGATCCAGCTAACGAGCACCAACACAGCCGGTATTGGCATTGACCTGGGCGGCTCGTCAGGTGGCGCGACCGGCGACTGTACGGGCTGCTCGTATGAGGGCTACTACAACACGGCGGTCAACAACATCGTCACGTCCAACACGACGGCTGGCTGGGCCTACGGCATGATGATGCAGGGCTGTGAAGAGTGCGGCGCGTACCACAACGACATCTACAAGGCCGGTACCGCAATGCGCGAGCAGAACGGCGGCGGCTGGAGTAGCCACAACCACAACCCGGTCTGGAAGAACAACATCGTTGAAACCTGCTCGAACGGCTTGACCGACGACGGCAACACGACCGGGCGCACGGTTGACTACAACCTGTTCAGGAATCCTGGCTGCACGACCAACATCCCGAGCCAGAGCAACCCGCAGACCGGCGACCCACTGATCACCAACTGGGCGTCTAACTGGACACTGAGCAGCCAAAGCTCTGCGGCTTACAACCACGCTACGTACATCGCCAGCAAGACCGGCTACTACAGCGAGTCTATCCCGCTCAACGTAGACCGAGCCGGCCTGAGCAGGACGAGCGGCTGCCCGGTTCAGATCGGTGCGTACCAGACGTTCACGAACGGTCTGTACGCCCATGAAGTAGCCGCTTCGAGTCCATCGAGCTACTGGCGACTGGGGGAACCAAGCGGGACCACGGCAAGCCCGTACGTGGGTGCAATTAGCGGCACGTATGCCGGTGGCCCGACACTGGGCGCGACCAGCAACCTGACTTGTGATGCCGACACAGCGGTCACGTTCGACGGCACCAACGACGCGCTCAGCATGGGTGACAACTACGGTTTCACCGGGACGACAAGCTTTAGCGTTGAGTTCTGGTACAAGTCGCCTTCGTCCTGGCCGGGCACGACGCAGATGCTTGTTCAGAAGAGCCGCAATGACGGCTCAGGCAATCGTCATGGCTGGAACGTCAGTGTAGACACAACCCCGCACTTCTACTTCCAGCGCTGGCATGACACCAACGCGCAAGTGGCAACGACGAACACGACGACGCTGGCTACGAGCACTTGGTACCACGTCGTAGCGACCTACGACGGCACGACCATGAAGCTCTACGTCAACAACGGCACGGCGTCTACGGCGAGCGATTCGACCAGCATCACGGCTGCAACTCCGACGACCGCGAACTTCGGCGTAGATCTGGACGGCGGCACGTTCTACTACGTCAAGGGCACGCTGGACGAGATTGCTGTCTGGAGCGGGACCGCGTTGAGCAGCGGCACGATCAGCACTCACTACAACGCACGATAGCTACTGGTTTGAGTGGTAAGAGAGGGGGGATTCGAACCCCCTATCCGCAGTCTCGTGAGATTGGGACAGACCCTTTCGGGTGATCCCAGGCCCCTTACTTGCGGTCCTCTCTCTCTTGCCAACTTGAATATAGCATAGGTAGTCAAGGGGTGTCAATAGTTGCCGGCACCAATTTCAAAGATTCGATAAGGAGGCAGGCCACGTGGCTAACATCTTCCAAGCCGCGTGGTCGGCTATCACCGGCCAGTCAATCGAGCAGAAGTTCACGCCGGCCGATCCTACGGTCAACTGGCAGTACGTAAACCATCTCGTCTACACGGCAGGCACGCGACCATACGACGGTGAGTACGGCGGCGACGGCAACTCGGCTGTTTTCGCTTGCTTGCGCGCCCTGGCCTTTGCCAGCATCGAAGCTCCGCTGCGCGTCTACAAGCTGGACGCCAAGCAGGAGCGTGAGCCGCTCTTCGAGCATCCAATCCTTGACCTGTTCGATGAGCCGCATCCCGAGCTAGACCTGAACGAAATCCGCTGGTGGTCGGCCTGGGCGCGGCACATTGACGGCAACGCTTACCTACTCAAAGTCCGATCAGGCGCGGGTAACGTCGTTGAGCTATGGCCGGTCAGCCCGAGCGTTATGCGGCCCAAAACCGGGCGCGGCTCTAGCAACTTCATCGACTTCTACGAGATGGATCGGTTCGACGGTCGCGGCCCCGAGCAGATCCCGGTTGAGAACGTCATCCACTTCAAGCTTGGCGTTGACCCGCTGGACGTACGCAAGGGCATCGCGCCACTGAAGCGGCTGATCCGCGAGATTGCCTCAGACGGCGAAGCGACTCGTTATGCAGACGCCTTGCTCAGGAACTTTGGCACGCCGGGCCTGGTCGCCAAAATACCCTCTGAGACGATGCTCAGCGAGAAGCAGGTACAAGAGCTAAAGAACTCCATTGCGAACGCATTCGGTGGCGAGCGGCGCGGCACGGTGAGCGTGCTAACGGGTGGAGCCGATATGGATCAGTTTGGCTTCTCGCCGGAGCAGATGAACCTGAAGATCCTGCACGACGTGCCCGAGACTCGAATCGCAGCCGTTATGGGCGTTGATCCTCTCGTTGCCCGGCTAGGCGTCGGGCTGGAGCAGACCAGCAACTATGCCTCTGCAAGGCAAGTGCGCGAGAACTTCACGGAGCTAACCATCGTTCCGCTGTGGGTGATGGACGAAGCCAAGTGGAACCGCAAGCTGCGCAAAGACTTCACGAGCGACCGGCGTATCGTCATTGCTCACGACCTGAGCGAGGTGCGCTCGTTGCAGGAAGACGAGAACGCCAAGCACGCCCGCATTCTGGCAGACGTGATGGGCGGGCTGATGTCTCGTGAGATGGGCCTGCGAGAGCTAGGCTTCGACGTGCTGGCTGGCGATGATTCGCTGTGGGTGCCTACGTCGGGCAAGTGGGTCAAGGTAGACGACAGCGTGACGGATCCCGCAGAGGAAGCGGCTCAACAGCTAGCGCTACAGGAAGCCCGTAAGCCAACGCTGCCGCCCGGTGGTCCAAGTGGTGCTCCTGCTGGCAGTAAGGCTCGTGGCGATGCGTTCGCTGAGGCTATTCAGGCTGTAGTTGACACGGCGGCTGAGGGAATGGCCGTGGATCTCGACAAGCTACAGAACAATCAGCGCAGGCGCATCACGGCACGGCTGGTCAACGGCACGAGCCACTAGAGTGGCAAGTCCGGCGGGTCAAGCGGGCGATCAGGTCGGTGCATCTCGTCATCGAATCCATCGTAGAAGGCTTGTGCGAGATCCGAGCCGGACGTATACGGGTTGCTGGCGAGCGTTCGCCCGATCATGTAAGCCTTGCGGCCCTGGGCGTAGGCTAGAAGTTCCCACGGTGACTTGTTGGTGGTCATGGCTTGCTCCGCGAGTGGGCCAACTAGGCCCACTCAGTGTGAACAACGACGTACTCGTCGCTGTGGCGGATGGAAGAGAGGGAATCGAACTGCCGCATTGCGGCTTCGATGGTGGAGTAGGTTCCGAGAACCCACTCGGTGTTGAGGGTGTGTGATCCGTAGATCACGGTGTAGGTTGGGATCATCGTCCCTCCTTCGCTCGATTCCAAGCTGCGTTGATGTCGGCTTTGTCGCATCCGTACTTGGTGACCAGAGCCTTCGTCCAAGTCAGGCGGAACCCGCGAGTCTCGTTCTGAACCATCTTGCTCTCGGGCGACTGGGCCAGTCGGTCGATCTGGCGGGCGGCGAGTTCTTCAAAGCTCTGGAGCTTGGCTGCTTGGGTGCTGTTCATACTCGTAACTTACTCCTGCGCGCTTGATCTGTCAATAGGGAATGCCGGCGTTATGCCGGCACCCACAACTCGGCCAGTTCGCTGAGGCTAACTGGCTCGCCGGCGAAGTCCACGACGTGCTCGTCATAGTTCGCCTGCTCGCGGATGTGCATGATCTGGTACATGCGCTCTCGCTTCAGGTATGCGTTCTGAGCGAGCTTCTCGGGCGTCATTGGTTGCTTCATGGTCGTTTGCCTTTCCGGCCCGCTTAGCGGGCCTTGTGGTTGGCTGTCCAGTGATCTCGCATCCGACGCTCAGCCTTGGCGTCGGCGTCCCAGATCGGGCTGTCTTGCAGCGTTTCGCGGCAGATCGGGCAAGCCCAGCCTTTGAAGCTTGCTACGGGCTTCGGGCCGCGCTCGTTGAGCAGTGCCGCGTCACGCTCGTCACGTGCTGCGCTCAGCGTCTCAGAGATCCGCAGGATGACATCGGCTACGTTCACGTTCTGGTCAGTGGCGAACTTGTCGCTCATCAGGTAGCTAACCAGGCTCATCATGCCGTCCTGAAGGCTCAGGCTCTCGGCGTTCGCGGCTACCAGTTCGTCGCTCAGGTTCTCGATGTGGTTGCTCATGTCCGTAGCTTACGCCCGCCGCTCTAGATCTGTCAAGGGGTTTTCAAGACGAATGTTAGAGATGCCGGCGACCAAAGCTGACGAAGAGCATGACGTACGCGATAACGATCTGGAGCTAGCGCTGCTCACGTTGATTTTCGTCAAGTGGTACGGCACGATTGCCAAGGCCGTTCACGGCTTGACGATCAGGTTGCTTGACCTAGGGCCGGTACCGCTCGATGACGCGGCTGTGCGTTCTGCCATTCTCAACGCTCGCGCCGGTGCCGTGGCCGTGGACGCAGCCACGCGGAAGCAGATAGCCCAGCGCATCGCAGACGGCGCTAGCAGAGGGCTGACGCCGTACGAGATCGCGTACGGGGCGGAAGACTTCGAAGGTATTGACAGCCTGTTCACGCGCACGTGGAAGCATCGCTCGTTGACCGTGGCGAAGACCGAGCTACAGAAGGCTCAGCTACAGGCGACCGTGCAGAAGTTCCAGACCCTTGGTCGTGGCATAGTGACCGCATTGCTCGTCCACGACGGCGACTACGATTCGTTCTGTGCTGGCCGGGATGGCACGGTAGTGGCGGTAAACAACGCGCCCGAGCTAGCTCACCCGCACTGTCATCTCACGATCAGCCCAATTGTTGGCGGGCAAGCATAAAGAAAAAGCCCGGTCCTAGCGCACCGGGCGGATCTTCTCGGGATTCGCGTACCAGCGATCCCGGCCTTTGCCGAAGCCCTGGCCCGGCATGGCCCTGACTAGGATCCCACGTTCGGGATCGAAGGCGAGAATCCGGGCGATCTGCCCGAAGTTCTCGATGATTTCCCCAACCTGGGGAGTCCAGTCCGAGACTGGGAAGGCGAAAGAATCTTCCATCGAAGATCCCCTTTCGATTTGATCTTGTGGGTGTTGCCAGGGGAACCAAGAGAGTCTGCTTGACTGGCCGGCCAGTTCACCTGGGAACTGGAGCACTGGTGCTGCGTGTGGGGTTTCGCCACCGTTAGGTGGTTACTGTACATCCATCCCAATTACAGGTTTGGTACGACTCCCTGTTGCCGATGCAGCCAGGGTTCCCAAGGCCCTCTTACCCACTTCCGCTCTTCGTACACTCGATACGCGACGGTCGCTTGGACTCTCTTTTGTTTTTCAGGTTCCCTTGACACTCTCAAGATACACCCGTAGCGCAGACCTGTCAATAGTTTTTCAAACGAGTTTCAGGATTCGCCGGCGATTCGACTTCGAGCGGCTTCCGCGACCAGCATCATGTGCCGCACGGCGGCTGCGTCAGACGGTAGCGCGTACCACATGCGCCAGTTAGCGATCCGCTCACGGTCAGCCCCGTAGAAGCGTAGAGTCAGGTTCTTGCCGTCAGCCCCCTTGGGCTTTGCGCCCGAGCCTGGGCGCTTTCCTCCGTGGGTCACTTGCTTACTCTCCTTGACTTGTAGATTCGGATGTCGGTTGCAGTGGTTAGCGTAGCCATGTTGCTAATGTGGCGAACTGCCGCGAGCAGGTTTGCTCCTTCGATCTGAAACGACTGGTCACCAATCACGACGCGCCACGCCTTGAGTTTCGGGCGCGGTGCGGGCGTTGCGTCAGCAGGCTTGAGCGTGAGCGACTTACCCACTGTGACCCGCTGTGTCTTGTAGGCGGCTTTGAGGTTTTCGGAAGTCACTGGCCCGAACTCGAAGCCGACTAGCTCTAGCAGGATGCGCGCGAACTCAGGGCCATGCCAGGCTCCGTTACAGTGACCGGTGAGCACGTGGGCCATCTCGTGCAGCACAGTGGCCTTGGTGGCACCCGGAGCGCGCCCCAGGCGTCCTGTAGCGTTCTGCCCGACCACAATCACGTTGCTGTAGGCCGGGTTGTAGCCGCCGGTGCCTTTCTTGAACTTGACGGTGATCTTTTTGGTGCCCCATCGACGGCGGAACCACGCCGCGTTGCATACGCGATCAACGTAAGCCTGAACGACCGGTAGCGAGTTGCCGATAACGTCTTCGGGCAGAGCTATCCAACCGGCGCGGTAGACCTTGAGGCGTTGAGTGTCCCTACGCTTGATCATCGTCATCCCTCCCGTCATCACAGCGCCAGCAGTCGGCGGCGCTACAACCGCAGTCTTTGTCACAGACCGCGTATTTGACCTGATCCGCTGCGATCAGGGTTGCGTAGTGCTCCTGGCAGATCAGGAACGGTAGAAAGCGGTCAGCCTTGCGGCGGCTGATGCAAACGAGATGGGTCATTAGGACCCCCTTCCGGTGACTGCGAAGCGCAGTCGTTCAAGTCGCTGATTCCAATGCTCCCGGCGACGGGCATGCATCAGACTCGCGGCCTGGTCGTAGCTGTAGCTGGCGGGCTGACTCTCAAGCCCTTCGGTCCATACCACGCGCCCGTCAACCTTGATCTTGCCGCTATCGGTGGTGGCGACCATAATCGCGGCGTCTTCCGCGTGCATGGTGGCGGCGACCATCTCGCCCATGTCGTTGTAGACCTTCCAAACCAGCGGGCTTGCCATCACTTCACCTTCCTTGTCAGAAGTTCCTTGGCGCGAGCTTCGGTCATCGAGCCGTTCTCTACGCGATTCCAAACGCAGTTCTCGAAGCTTTTGCACACGACCTGGCCGCGTGGGTTGTCTTTGAGCGGCTCGCTGTAGTTGCCGCAGTAGTGGCACGAGAGGATCTCGCCCATCTCGTCAATGCCGAGTCCGTTGGGGTAGCGATTGTCCACGGTCAGTTTCCTTTCCAAGCAATGCGATTGGTGTTTCGCAGGTTTGCGAATCGCATTGTGCGAGCTAGTCGGCGGATCTGAGCGTTCTGGCGATCTTCCTCTGCCTGATGCTTGGCTGAGTCAAAGGCCTTGAGGCTCTGGCTGAGCGCTGGTCCCATCGGCCATGCGGTTTTCTTCATCCCCTTGAACGTATCATGCCTTTTCGAGACTGTCAATAGGGTTTCGAGCGAGTTTTCAAAATGCCGGCGAGCTATATACTCGGGTCGTTGAGTGGACGTTGGCTGAGTCTGGTCTAAGGCTGACCTGGGCTAGAGGGCGGCGCGAGAGTGCCCGGTGACTCGTTTGAGCGAAGCCCCCATCCGTTCTAATCGGATACGTTCACTCGACTAAATCCAGGGGTCGGTGACTGTGACGCTGCCCTTTCTGATGGCTGTTAGGGCTTAGCCGCGCCGCTTCTTCTGTTACCGTTACCTTACGCCTGCACTCGCGAGATGTCAATATGGAATCAAGGGAGAGGGAAAGAATGCCGGCAACAGCCGAGTACGTTCGTTTAGAGCCAGCCGACCTGGCCGCGATGGCGACACGTGCCAACACGTTCCTGACGCCCGATGGTGCGCAAGCCTGGTACGGCAACGACATCCCCAAGCTTCTGCAAGAGCTAGCGGTGATGCGAGCCGAGCAGCATGAAGCACGCGACAAGTTCGGTGACCATTCCGACGACCCGCTGCCGGTCGTGGCTGAGCGCTGGCAGGAAACGTCTACGGGCCTTTGGGAGAAGGCTCAGGTCAAGAAGCTGCGCGACCAGATCAAGGTGCTTCAAGAAGAGCTAGCCGACGCGGTAGCCGCGCTACAGGACGCTCAAGCCGACGTACAGGCAAAGACCGAGACGAACACCAAGCTAATGACGGACCTTGGCGACCTGGGCAACCAGATCCACGCTATCCACCAGCAGGCGCACGCCACGGCTGCACAGGAAGCGGCTCAGCGGGCCGAGCTAGAAGCCAAGCTGACTGCCGCCGATGGCGAGATCACGCGGCTGGCGGGCCTGGCAGAGCGCAACACGATGCTTGTGACGGCTCAAGCCGCTGAAGAGAAGGCGAGGATCCGTGAAGCCGCCGAGCAACTTCTGGCACTGGTGCGGTGAGGCTGCGCTCTTCGTGGTCTTCGTGATCCTGCCAGCGCTCGTCATCCTGTCGTTCGCCCTGGTCAACCCGATGACTACGGCGGAAGTCACGATGCGCGGCCCGGGCAACGCGATCATCGAGCGCTGCAACGCTGACGCGATACGCGGTTACTGGCCGGCGTACTGCCGATGACTCCGATGGACTTTGATATCGCGCACGAGTGGAACTTCGCATTTGGCGAAGATACCGCTGCGCAGGGCACTCACGTGATGGTCAGGATTGCCCGCGAAGGTGTGATCCTTGTCGAAGAGCGCATGCCACCCGAAGAGTTCCTGAACCTGGCCCACGCCTTCGAGAACGTCGCTCGCGGCGTCCAGGCGCATCTGGATAAACCGGCACATGTTCCGGAACACGTTACGGTTCCGAAGCGCCGGCCCAACAAGCGGCTGTCAAACCCGATCTATGAACCGCGCACCTAGAGTCCTGGCGTTACTTGGCGACGAGACCGGCTGCTCGCTGTGGCGCGTTTGGCAACCGTTCGCTGAGCTAGAGAAGCGTGGCTTCGTAGCCGAGTGGGCACACAAAGACAAGGCTGACGTGGTACTGCCGCTAGTTGCAGCGGGTCGCTACGACGCGATCATCACGCCCAGGATCGTGTGGCCGCACAAGGATATCGGTGAACGCTGGATCAACATTATCCACAAGGCCGGGCTGGCCTGGTTGTACGAGGTGGATGACGACGTGTTCTCGCCCATGATCATCCCGCGCCAGTCGCGGCTGTTCGAGACAGAAGCAGCCAAGGGCTACGCACAGCTTGATTGGGAGAGGCAGGAGCGGATCCGGCTGCTGAGTGTGTGCGATGGTGTCACCGTCACAACTCAACGGCTGGCAACCGTGGTCAAGGCGCATGCTGGCGACAATCCGCCACCCGTCTACGTGATCCCCAACAGTATTGACGCCCGCTGGTTCAAGGAGACGTTGCGCGGCTGCGACCGCATACCTGAGCTAAAGGGCAAGCTGACGGTCGGCTGGGCCGGTGGTGCTCGTGAGCAGATCGACGTGGCAGCACTGTCCGAAGCCTGGTCGATCATCGCTGAGCGTTACCCCGAAGTGCAGTTCGTGATTCAGGGCTTCATCCCAGGCAAGCTGTACGATTCGATTTCCGCAGAGCGCAGGCACTCGCTGCCGTGGCTTCAGCTACCCGAGTACCCACGAGCATGGCTCAACATAGACATAGCCTGCTGCGTCGTAGCGCCAATGGGCTTCAATCACAGCAAGTCCTGCATCAAGTGGTACGAAGCCACGCTAGGCGGCGCTGTGAGCGTTGTCAGCCCTACTGTGTACGGTCGTGAGGCTACAGACGGTCACGACGCTCTGATAGCCGAGACAACCGAAGAACTCGTGGTTGCGATCTCACGGCTGATCGAATCGGAAGAGCTACGGAAGACCTTGCAGCGGAACGCCCGTAAGACGGTTATGACCGAGCACAGCCTTGAGAACAACTGGTGGAGATGGCCGGATGCTTGGGAAGATGCCATCGAAAGATTCCGGAACAAGCCCCAGCTAATCCTCTCGAAAACAGCCTGATTTCGTTCTCAAAGTCCATTCCGTAATACCGGAACACCCTAAGTAAGTAACTACGTTACGGTTACTCTTACTCTTGGACATACCGGAACATACCGGAACACGTTACGGTTTGCTCATCCTGCACTTGCCACAGGTAGCCATCGTGCCAACCTTGTTGCCGCAGTAGTGGGCACAGACCTGACGACCGCACACGCGGCACGTCCAGCCCTTGGTGCCCTTGCAGTTGTGACAGAACTTGCTGTTCATGCCGCTTCACCTTGGAAGCGGCGCACCACAGCGTCAATGTGAGACGCCAAGAGCATGAACTTTCGTTTGCTCTCGATGTCACCGGGTGTTTCCAGAAAGGCGTATTCGGCTCGATTGGCTGTGACCTTGAGTTCTTCTAGTAGCTGTTCCATCGTCTGAACCTCCTGGGAAGCCATTAGAAGGCTCCCCGCATATCGTCACGAACCATCTCGTCAAAAGCTTCCGGGTCCGACTCGGAATAACCGAGAGCTTCTGGACCCTCCCAATCGTCTAGATCGTCGGGTTCTTCGAGATCCATCGGGCTAGCTACGTAAAGCGCACCCTCATCACGATCTTGAAGCCAATCAATAACGTTACGGGCCTGATCTTCCGTAAGACCAGTTGCGTAAGGGCGAGAATCGAATCGACCTACGAAGGTCACTTCCCAAGCTGCGTTTGCCATATGCGTAACTTACACCTTCCTCATTGATCTGTCAACACTTTTTCAAGACCAATTCTAAAACCGCCGGCGCACCACGTTCCCCGGCCCATCCTGCGCTCACGAAGGGAGCCGGCCTACTGTGCTCTACAAGTCCATTCCGCTAACGCTGGTTGACGTGAAAGACGGCTCCGACGCCATGACTTTCACCGCCTACGCATCGACTTTTGGTAACGAAGACCACGGCGGCGACATCATCGAGAAGGGTGCCTTCAAGGGCACGCTGACCAACACCAACCGCGACCGACCGCTGCTCTGGCAGCACGACCCGCGTTCGCCCATCGGCATCGAGAAGTCGATCAAGGAAGACGGCAAGGGCTTACTCGGAACCTGGGAGATCATCGACACCCAGCAGGGCCTGGACGCCTACAAGCTTCTCAAGCGTGGCGCGATTCGCTCTATGAGTATCGGCTACATCCCCAAGACCTGGGAGTGGGCCAACGAAGGCGACACGCGGCTGCTCAAAGAGATTGACTTGCTGGAAAACAGCGTAGTCAGCATCCCCATGAACGACCAGGCGCGAGTGCAATCCGTCAAGTCTGAGACAGACCTTGAAGGTGTGATTCGCACTTACGAGAAGCTTATGCGCGAGATGAAGAGCGTTGATACGCTTGACTACTCGCGGCTGAGTTTGGCCGACCTGACCAAAACACTGACTGATACCGTGGCTGCGTTCCGTGAGCGCTGCCGCGATCTACTCGCCAAGCTACAGGCAGGTGACTTTGACCTGACCGATAGCAAGCGGACAGACCTTGAAGCGCTCTTGGAGACGTTCTCTGAGATGGACGCCGTGCGTTCCGATGCTGAAGCGGTCCTGGCCCACAAGCAAAGCGAGCCGGAACTACCGCCCAGCACTGACGTGCCAGCCGACGAAAAAGCTGACATGTCTTTGGCGTTCGAGCTTCGCCGGCGCAGGCTGCGCCAGCGTGGCATTGAGGTTTAGCTCCACCATGGCTATGACCGTTCAAGAGGCTACTGCCGAGATCAAGACTCGCATGCAGGAAGCCGATCTGATCGAAAAGAGATACGACGACCCCGAGAAGATGCCGCAGGAAGAGCGCGAGCACGTCAAGCAGATCTTCCAAGAGGTTGACGACCTTGAAGCACGGCTCGTCACCCTGGAAGACGCTGAGGTGCGGCGCAAGCGCATCCTGCAATCGCTGGATCGGCACAGCAAGCCGCAGAACCGACCATCGGCGGCTGGTGACAACACCACTCCCGAAGGCCGGCGCTTTTCGCCGGGCCAGCAATTCCTGGGCAGCGTGGACTACCGCGAAGCCAAGATGTCGGGTCTGTTCAACAGCAACCTGACCCGCGTCAACCTTGATGTGACGATGGCCGAAGGCACCAGCATGCTGGACTGGGCCAACCAGAAGACCCTGTTGCGCGGTGGTTCGTCCACTTCGGGTCAGGCGTTCGTCTTGGAAGACCACCAGCCGGGCTTCTTGGATATCCTCCAGAACCCGCTCAACGTGCTGGATCTGATCCCGCGCAGCCCGACCGACTCAGACACCATTGAGTACGTGCGTGAATCCACGTTCACCAACTCTGCTGCGTTCGTCGCTGAGGCTACGGCCTTTGACGCGACTGCTCTCGGTGGTAGCGGTGTCAAGCCTGAGTCTGCGCTCGCATACAGCACGCAGACCGCAACCGTCAGGACCATGGCTCACTGGATCCCGGTCGAATCTGGCCGCGCAGCGTAGTAATACGCTGTAGTTACCGCGTGAATTGCTGGAAGCCGTACAGGTAATCAGCAGCCAAGCCGATCAGGAATGGTCGGAAGGTTCAGAGACTAGGGCATGGAGTCCAGACCGGACGGTAAAGCCCCACGAGTGCGCGGCACCCTACCAGGGTGAAGATATAGTCCCACACTCCTTGGAAACGAGGAGAAGTCAGGATAAAGAGCCTGACGCTAAGAGATGCACCAACCGCATGTTGTCTGACGCCCCGGCCATCCGCTCGATCATCGACCAGCGCTTGCTGTTCGGTCTTCAGCAGAAGCTTCAGAGCCAGATCGTCAGCGGTGACGGCACAGGTGAGAACCTGACTGGCATTTTGAACCTGGCCGGCATCGGCGTTGTGGGCAAGGGCACTGACGCTGGCGTTGACGCGCTGTACAAGGGCCGCACTTACGTGGCATGGACCGGCTTGGGCCGACCTACCGCGTTCGTGCTCAACCCGACCGACTGGCAGAACATCCGACTCAGCCGTGAGTCGGCGGCTACTGCTACCCCCGGTACCTACCTGTTCGGCCCGCCAAGCCTGGGCGGCGCAGATACCCTGTGGGGCCTGCCGGTCGTGCTGGATCCGAACATCCCAGCGGGCACCGGCCTGATCGGTGACTTCAACCAGGGCGTCACCCTCTACGACCGCGAGCAGGGTGCGGTTCGCGTTGGCACCGTCAACGACCAGTTCATCCGCAACATGCAGACCATTCTGGCTGAGTTGCGCGTGGCCTTCGTCGGCTGGCGACCAACGGTCTTCTGTAAGGTCACCGGGCTGTAAGCCTCTCGTGATCGCCCGGCGCGTGGTGCTTTTACGGCACGAAGCACGCGCCGGGCTGAGCGGCGACACGGTAGTCTCCCTCCCCCTGGCTACCGTGTTCGCCTGCCCGGCATATCCACTGCATTACAATTGGTCAGGAGGTACACATGGCTGAAGACAAGCAGATGTATCCAGTGAACCTGTACGACCCAAACGGCGGCTTCGTTGGCACCGTTGAGCACGAGCACGACGTGAACGCCGACCGCGACCGGCCACTGACCGCTGGCGGCAAGACCTACGTCTACCAGGCGCGATCTGACCGCTGGGTTCAGGTTGGCGAGCCGCACGAGATCAAGGGCAAGCCCAAGGCAGACCAGCCGTCTCAGAACGAGCCGATCCAGATGGGTCAGCCGCTTGGCGAAGATCCGGTAGTCGAAGAGCGCAGGACTCCAACAGCCAAGCCCTGACTACCTTTTCTTTCATCGTCGCAACGCATAGGGAAGATCGTCCACTAGCGCGTTGCCTGGCTAGCATCAAGCCCCAACTCGGTTCAGGTGATGAGGTTATCGTCGTAGGAGATACGCACGACGGCCAGTTGCCCGGTGTAGAAGCACTGACGACCGGGTTGGGGCTTCGCTATCTAAGCCTGGACGCAGGGCACCATTGCTTCGGGCATTGCCAGCACAACTACGCGATCACCCAGGCCAAGGGTGACTACATCCACTTGAACGACGACGACGACATCTGGACGCCCGATGCGGTTTCCTTGATGCGCCGTGGAGCGCAGACCTGGCCGGGTAAGGTGCTGCTGTTCCGGTTTCAGTCGTACTACGGCAGACAGATCTTTTGGAGTCAAGCGGGGAGGCTTGAACGTGACACCATCGGCGGGCATTGCGTTGTGACACCCAACGTGCCTGGCAAGATCGGCAAGTTCACCGACGCCTACAATGGGGATTTTGACTACATCGAAGGCACGGTAAACGGCTTCGGCAACGACCCGATCTGGATCAACGCCATCGTAGCTATCGCTCGCCCATGACAGCGTTGATTGACGTACTCGTGCCACCGCTGCCGTTGGTTGGGCGACATGCGCTGATAACGGGCGGCGGGCACGGCATCGGCAGAGCGATCTCGCTAGAGCTAGCACGCCAAGGCGCGGCTGTGACCATCGGATACAACACTCGTGGCGACCAGGCAGAGATGACCATGCGCGAAGTACGTGCCTACGGTGGTGACGCCGAGATCCTCAAGGTGGCGCTGGTCAACGAGTACCCGATCCTGACCGAACTCGACTGCGATATTCTGGTCAACAACGCCGGTGTGACCGCTGGTAGGTCCGTTGGTAAGACCACGTTATCTGATTGGCGTAACGTTGTTGACGTAAACCTAACCGGAACATTCCGGATTACACAGATCGCCTTACCGGCCATGATTGCTCGCGGCTGGGGCAGGATCGTCAACATCGTGAGCGTTGTTGGGCTGGATGGCCGACTCGGGCCAGCTAGCTACGCGGCGAGCAAGGCGGGCCTGGTCGGCTTCACTAAGGCTACGGCCATCGAGCTAGCGCACAAAGGCATCACGGTCAACGCGGTAGCGCCGGGCTTCATAGACCGCACTGGCATGCTTAGCGAAGTCTCGCAAGAGAACCGCGAGAAGGTGCTGAGTCAGATTCCTATGCGACGCTTCGGACAACCACAGGACGTGGCGCGGGCCGTGATGTACCTGATCGAGAGCAACTACGTGACGGGCACTGTGCTGAACGTGTCAGGAGGCTACTCAACGTGAAGCTGAGCGAGCTACCTGTGATCAGCCTGTGCCCACGTTGCAAGAGCACCGAGTACGTGATACCGCTCGTTGAGCCGTGGACGGCAGAGCTTATCTGCATGCGCTGTACGCGAGCACTGGCGACCGAAGCCGCCCCGGTGTGGTGGACGTGGCATCCGATTGCGACCGGCTTGGCGGTAATCACCACATGGGAGTTGTGACCGTTCCACTGGTGGCAACCCGAGTAACAACCTGGGGCCACGTCAACTGCATGCGGCTCATTCGCAACCAGGGCAGGGCGGGCTTCAGCAACGATAACCGCGAAGTCACCGAAGAAGAGCAGTGGGGTTGGTGGCGAGCCAACCACGACAAGCTGCATGCGTGGCTGTACTCGCAGCATGGGGAGGTTGTGGGGTTCGGTATGATCAAGCAAGCAGAGGATGGTTGGCATCCATCGGCGGGCGTCTGGATCAAGCATATAGGCCGTGGCCTGGGCGGCAAGATCGTAGATATGCTTGCGGATGAGGCTAAGGCGTTAGGCATCACGCTGTACGCGCAGGCGAAGCTAGACAACCCGGCAGCAGTCAAGACGCATCACGCGGATCGGTGGGACAAGACAGGCGAAGACGACACGTACGCTTACTTCCGGAGCAAGCCGTGATTGATCTGTTTCGTCCGTTTATGTCGGCAGACGCCGGCGTAGCGGCGTGGCTAGCACTGACTCCCGATGAAGATGGCCGTCTGTTCATCGGGCAGGGTCCGAAGGTGCAGGAGTTCGAGCGACAATTCGCTGAGTTGGTGGGACTGGAAACGCCACTAACGATGAACTCCTGCACTTCAGCCCTGGACCTGGCGTTACATCTGTGCGGTGTTGGCCTGGGCGACGAAGTGATCACCACGCCCATGACCTGTACGGCAACCAATAGCCCAATCGTCACGCGGCGAGCCAAGATCGTATGGGCAGACGTGGATCCTGAGACGGGCCTGATTGACCCCGATGATGTGCTCAGGAAGATCACACGGCGAACCAAGGCGATCATGGCCGTAGACTGGGCTGGCAGATCGTGCGACTACAAGCGGCTCATGCCACCAGGGTTGCCTGTGCCGGTCATTCAAGATGCGGCGCACAACCTGATGGTGGATCCCGACAACCACGGTGACTATGTGGCCTGGAGCTTCCAGGCGATCAAGCATCTGACCACGGTTGACGGAGGGGCGCTTCTCGTGCCTCAGAAGCACTACGAACGGGCCAAGCTACTCAGATGGTATGGGCTAGATAGGGAGTCTTCAGCAGATTTCCGGTGCGCTCAGGATATCAGAGAAGTCGGCTACAAGTACCACATGAACGACGTGAACGCGACCATTGGTCTAGCCAATCTGCCGCATGCGCCGTGGGTCGTTTCCCGTCACCGGGAGAATGCGGCCTGGTACATGGTGAACCTGCGAGCCGGGCCAGATGTGTTGTTCCCGCCACCCGACGCTAAAGGCTCGTGGTGGCTGTTCACGCTGCGTGTGAAAAACCAGCAGGGCTTCATCAAGTTCATGGCAGATCGTGGCGTTATGACCGGCCAGGTTCACGCTCGCAACGATACGCACAAAGGGTTTGATTACTACAACGGGCCGCTACCTGGCGTTGACAAGTTCTCGGGCCATCAGGTCGCCATTCCGGTTGGCTGGTGGCTGAGCGAGCAGGACAGGCAATACGTAGCAGATGCCATAGAGGCTTACTCGTGGGCAAAGGTGGCGGCATTTACATGACTCAGCACAAGCACCAGTGGGCGTATCTGCGGCAAGAGGTGAAGCTGTCTGACGAGCTTGTGCACGGTCAGCATCAACGCAGGCTGATTGACCTGTTCCACTGCAAGGTGTGCCTGGAGTACCACGGCGTTGACGTAGGGCCGGCACGAGCCGAGACACGCGGGGCGCAGCCTCAGTGAGCGCAAACCTGTACGCATCGGTGGCCGAGTTCCGTGATCGCATGGGCATTACTAACACCGAGTCCGATTGGCAGTTAGACCGTGCCTTGCAGACGGCTTCCCGATGGATCGACCGCACGCTAGGCAGGCGTTTCTACACGACCGACTCGGACGAGATTCGCTACTACACGGCGTGTGATGCTTACTGGGAGCTACGGCCCGAAGACGACATCCTGAGCGTAACCACGCTTGAGACAGACGCGAACGGCGACGGCGTGTACGAGACAGTCTGGTCGGCGGGCACCGACTACCATTTAGAGCCGATCAACGCACTAGTGAACGGCGAGCCGTACACGAGCATCTGCAAGTCATGGTGGCAAGGTCGCTTTAGCTTCCCGTCGTATACGAATGCTGTCAAGGTGACGGGCAAGTTTGGCTATTGCACGCTGTCGAACGTTCCGATGCCGATCACCACGTTGTGCATGATGGTGGCGGAAGGCGAAGCCGGACCTGGCTTGAGCGATCTGGTTATACCGGGCGTGCAGAGCTACAAGATCGGCAATGAGCTAACGGTGACGGTGGCGGGCAAGAACCTGCCCAAGAGCGCCGCGAGCATTATCGACCAGTACCGTCGCGGTGTTGGGTACGTCGCCTGATGCCGATCCCTCGTAACACGGACGTACTCAAGCGGGTTATTCAGCAGACGTTCAACACGAGCGTTGAGGTAAGCCGCAAGGGCCAGGTAGCCGATACCACCGGCGGTATGACCGACACGTATACCGTTGCGTCAACTCTGCCATGCCAGTTCTATCGCCAGGGCATCACGCCACTAGAGCGCGAGAACGCGGTACAGGTCCGGAGCATCTCGGTCTGGATCTTCGTGTTCGCTTGGGGGTCCGACGTGCTGCCCACTGACCGACTCGTAGAAGTCAGCAGCGGGCGCACGTTTGAGGTGGTTAGCTCTGCGACTGGCTCGCTTGATCTGGCGTGCCGGGTTCTCGCTCAGGAGATCCTATAAAGGGCTGAGCGGCCTTCAGGCACTTTTTGCATAGACGTACGTCGGGTGCCGTGTTATACGTGCGCTTGCTGACGGTAACGTAGATACCGCACATGCTCGCGGCACGACGAAAGTGCGTAGCCTGGTGAACTAGATGGAATGGTGGCCGTTGTGGCCGGTCACGGAAGTGGGTATCGCTGTACCCAAGCCAGAACGTTTCGGTCATTAGTAGTTCTCCCTCTTGTGGGCTTGATAGCCCCAATTGCGCTTGCGGTCTGCTTCCGACTGTCGGCCCTTGCCTGTGCACTGGTAGCAGAGTTCTTCGTGATCGGCTCCATCCTTCAGGTACATCCCGGTTTCGTCGCAATGTAGGCAGGGCGTCCAAGTGGCCGAGTCGCCATCTGCTGCTTGCATCTGAGCAATTCCGAAGACGATCTGTTCGCGGATCTGAGCCTTGCTCATGAGTGGTCGCTGGCCTTTGTCCAGAGGCTTCTCCCAAAAAGTGTTGATCATCGCCTTCGCCCAGTTGATGTAGGCCCTTGGGATCCGAAGTGCGCTGCTCATGTCCGTAACCCTACACCCCGCTGATTGAACTGTCAATACCCTTTCACCCGAGTTTTCAAAATGCCGGAGGATTCAGATGCCTGCTAAACGAGCAGACGCCGACGATGGCGTCACGAGATGCCGCCACTGCGGCACAGCCCCAGCGGAAGAGCCGACGACCGAAGACTGGCTCTGCAAGGCGTGCGAACGCTACCAAGACTTCGCGATCTGCCCAACGTGCGGCGGGGTTACCCGGCACAGCACGCTCTCGCCGGACGCCGTTCCAGAGAAGGCTGAATAATGGCTCGCGCACCACTCACCCCAGTTCTTAGCTCAGCTTCGGGCAGCGTGCTGTCTGCGCCGGGTGCGGTAGACGCCGCGAACGGCAACGAGTTTGCCAACGCCGGGCGTGCTCTCATCGAGATCACCAATGGCTCGGCGTCAGCAATCACGGCGACCTTCATTACCAATGGCACGTACAGCGTCGGCAGCACGGCTTATGCCATCTCAGACCTGGCCGTGGCTATTGCGGCGTCGGCTACCAAGGTATGCGGTCCGTTCGACACCACGCTGTTCAACAGCGGTACCAGCACCGTACAGGTTGACTGGACGAGCGGCACGTCCATCACGGCTCGCGTGATCACGATGGGCACTTCTTAGCAACATGCCCCCTGTTCGCAACGTAGGCAACATCAGCGTCAAGGTCACCGTCAAAGGCGACCGCACTGGCGCTGTAATTGCCGCGATCCTTGCGAACGCAAAGCAAGCCGTTGACGACACAGCCGTAGACCTGCAAACGATGGCATTCCAGCTAGCTCCGGTTGACACCGGGGCTTTGCGTAACAGCATCTACATCAACAACGGTGACAGCAGCGACTACACAACCAGGGTAGCTATCGCCGGCAACCTGCGACCCGAGATGCAGGCATTGGACGAACTTGATCCCGAGTTCGTCATCAGCCTGCAAGGTAGCACCAGTGGGCCGAATGTCTACGTCACGGTGATCGGCGTGGCCGCGCACTACGGTCTATTCCAAGAAGAAGGCACCGTGTTTCAGCCGCCACAGTCGTTTATGCGGCCTGCGGCTGAGTCGATGGGCGATGAACTAAGCAAGAAGATGAGCGACGGTATCGCCAACCTATGAGCGCAGACGTAACCCGTATCGACCAGTGGATCTACTCCACGTTGAGTAGCAACGCCACGCTCAACACGCTGGTCGGCGGGCGGATCTATGGCGACATGGCACCGCAAGGCGCGACGTTCCCACTGATTCTGTTCTCGTTCCTGGGCGGGGCTGACAAGGTGCTGACTTTTCGCAGTCGGTTCACTAATGCCATCTATCTGATCAGGGCAGTGGGGCGCGGTTCGTCGTTCAACAGCGTTGAAGAAGTTGCTGACGGCATCGACACGCTGCTGAGCCAGATCCCCGATAACGGCATAGTCGTTCGAGACATTCGTATCGCTTCTTGCACGCGCGAGCAGCCGCACCAGCGCAAAGACATGGAATCAGGCGTACCTACGGTCTACCTGGGCGGCTTCTATCGCATCAGGTACCAGCCAAGCACATGAACGACGAGCGCGAGTTCTGGATCCGTGTGCGCCGTGGGCTGTCTATCGTCACTCACGCCATTGACGCTGAACGGGCAAATGATCCGTTTTGGGCGGCTGTTCTGCGCGGCCTGAACATCGTGGTACGCGCTATCGAAGTCAAGTGGCGATTGCCGCACAGCAGCATTCGCACCATCGGTCAACCTATCACTGAGCCACCGGATTCCCCGCTCGCTCAAGCCTCAGACGAAGGGAATTCGGATGCCATTCAATAGCGGCAATATCGCTACTTTTAGCCTTGGCGGTAGCGACATCAGCGCATACGTCACATCGGTCAAGCTGTCGATTCAGCGTGACACCAACGACATCAAGCCAATCGGCGGCTCAGCCGTCTCTACGCTTGTCGGCCCATACGCGACCACGATCAGCCTTGAAGGCGGCTATGACCCAGCGGTTGACGCCATCCTGTCGGGCATGATGCTCGCAGCCACGCCGGCCTTGCAGGCATTCGCCTACCGACCAGCCGGCTCAGGCGGCGGCACTAGAACGCTCAGCGGTAGTGGTTACCTGTCAAGTTATGAGGTAGACACTCCCGGTGACGACACGGCAACGTGGACCGCTGAGGTTGCAGTCGTAGGCACCGTTACCGACGCTTAGAGCGTCAGCTAACCCATCTCCCTCAAAGGTAGGCACATGGATAACAACCTTCGCATCCTGTCGGCAGACGAGATATTTGCCGTCAACGACATCCAAGAGATCACGGTCCCGGTCCCTCAGTGGGGCGGGGCCGTGGTTATTCGTTCGCTGACGCAGGAGCAGGCCGGCAAGCTGCGCAAGAAGGCGACGTACAAGGATCGGGTCACCAAGCAAGACCTGATCGACAACGACATGCTCGAAGCCATGCTCTTCACGGAAAGCATCGTGCAGCCCAAGTTCTCGCTGGACGACTACGAGAAGCTCCAACAGAAAAGCATGGCCGTCATGGCGATGCTTATGCGCGAGATTATGAGTGCATCCGGGCTATCGGATGAGTCGGTGAAGGACGCCACCAAAAGCGCTGAGGACGGATCAGACGTTGAGGTTTGAGTACATGTTGGCTCGTGAACTACGCATGACCAGGGCGCAGCTTGTCCACTCTATGAGCGGGTCTGAGTTCGCGCACTGGATCGCGTTCTTCCAGCTAGAGCAGTACGAGCAACGTCGGCAGATGAAACAAGCCGAAGGGCATCGTCGTGCGATGTCTCAGGCACGCGGAGGCTAGCCGACCATTCCTGTACCTGTTGCCGAACTATTCGTAACCGTTGGCGCGGATGTCACCGGCGCTATTACCGGGCTGAACTCGGTTAGTGCCGCCATCACCAAGGCCGGCCAGTCCATCCAGCGCTCAGGCACCAACCTGACGCAGGGCTTGACTGCTCCGATCCTGGCTTCCGTGGGCGCGGTCGCGTTCTTTGGCGCAGAGTTCGAGAACCAGTTCGCCAACGTAGCGCGTGCGGCTCAGGGTACTCCCCAGGAACTAGCCGATCTAAACAACCAACTGCTAGAGCTTGCCAAGACGCAGCAGGCTGGCGGTCTTGATCCCGGCAAGCTGACGGACATCGCCACCGCTGGTGCTCAGATGGGCATCGCGGCTACAGACCTGTCCAAATTCGTCGCGGTCGTAGCCCAGTTGTCAGGTAACACCGGCCTTGATCCGGGCCAAGCCGGTGAGGCGTTGGGTATCATCGCCACGCTAACGCATACATCGGCGGCTGAGTTCTCGAACTTGGGTTCAACGATCACCGACCTGGGCAACAAGCTAAACGGTGGCGTACAGCAGATCATTGACGTAACGCAGAGAATCGCCGGCGCGGCGACGGCCTTGGGCCTGACCAAGCAACAGATCTTGGGCATCTCGGGTGCCATCGGCGCTATTGGCGTTGAGCCTGAAGCTGGCGGTACCGCGATTCAGCGCATCCTGTTGCAGATCACGGCGGCTGTTGCCAATACTGGACAAACGACAGACGAGCAGAAGTCGAAGCTTCAAGAGTATTCGGACAAGCTGACCGATCTTGGCTCGTCACTACAGGCCGCGACTGAGCGGCAGCGTGCCTTTGGGCGCAACACGCCTGCGAGCGCGATCAGCGCAAACGCTGCGCAGATCGACAAGTACAAGCGTGAGATTGGTCAGACCCAAGAGGCGCAGAGCAAGCTTCAAGGTGAGATCGGCGGCGGCAGTGACAAGCTGAAAGCGTTCGCTGACATCTCGGGCGTCACTGCCGACCAGTTCAAGGAGATGGTCAAGACCGATCCGGGCGCGGCGTTCCAGGCAGTTATCCACGGCTTGAACCGAATCCAGCAAGGTGCGGGCGGGCCAGAGCGCATCGTAGAAGCTCTCGATGCGGCAGGCATCAACGACGCCCGATTGACTCGCGTGCTTATCGGCCTGGCAACTGGCGCTGACGAGTTCGACAAGTCGATGAACGCGGCCAACAAAGCCTGGGCAGACAACACCGCGCTAGCTGAGGGAACGGCAAAGAAGCAGGGCACGGTGATTCAGACGCTTCTCAGGCTGAAGAATACGCTGCAAGCTATCGCTATCCAGGCGTGGCCGGCCTTCGAGACTTCGGCGCGTGATGCCATCGCGTTCATGGAAACGAAGGTAATTCCCGTAGCGCTTTCGGTACGAGACAAGTTCTTGGAGCTAGATCCAGCGCTGCGCAGGAACATCTTGTTGTTCGCTGCCCTGGCCGCCGTTCTCGGGCCGGTCTTGTTTGCGGTCGGCTTGTTCGTGATTGTTCTAGGCTCGCTGTTTAGCCCGCTGATCTTGATTGCTGCCGCTGTTGGCGTTCTTGCCGTTGCATGGGCAACCAATTGGAACAACATTAGAGACACCGTAGGCGGGGCTGTTGAGACGATCATAAGGTTACTGAACGGCGATCTGAGCGGCGCTCTTCGGGCGGCAGTGGTAATTGTTGGCGCAGCCGCAGTGATCATGGCCGCCGTTCTTGGCAACGCACTCGGCGGATTGGTTGTGAAATTTGCGGCGTTCGCCACAACGTGGATCCTGCAAGCCGTCAAGGTTGCGGCTGGCTGGGTGATTGCTGCCGCTCCTGCCGTGGGTTTGATCCTTGCCATCGCCGGTGTAATTGTGGCCGTCGCCATATTTCGGCGGGCGTGGGATTCCAACTGGAATGGCATTCAAGAAAAGGTCGTGCCGGTTCTTGAACTCATCAAGAATCTTGACCAGGCATTCGCTAACTTCCAGGGGTTCACGCCACAGACCAGGGCTGCATTCCAGTCTGAGGCTGATTCGCTTCAGTCGATCATAGATAACGCGAAGAAGGGGCAGGCAACCAGCCCGCCGTCGCCATTGCTGGACGCTGGCGAGGATTTCGTCAAGCAATTCCAAGCCGGCTTCCCGGATCTACAAAAGCAGATTCAAGCGCAGGTAAACGGCGTCAACACGGATGCGCTGGGCGTGCTGGGTGTTCCGACAACGGGCATCAGAGTGGCTCAGGGCCAGCTTGATTTCGGGCCGACGCTCAGCGACTTCCTCACGTCAACAACGGGCACGGCTGTGCCAACAGATGCAGCGTTTGGCATTGGCACTCAAACGGGCGTTTCACCGATTCCACAGCAGCCGGTCATCGTCAACATCAACAACCCCGCCGTGTTCGATCAGGCGATGCTTGATCAGATGCAAACGCAAATGCTAGACGCAGTGACGGCTGCGATGGTTACGTCCGAGAAGCTGACCGATGTGCCGCCGATCTCGCAGTTGCCTGGTCAACCGCTCTTTGGGGCGGGAGTGCCTCAGTAGATGGCTACCTTCGGCGGGGTTGCGTTCACGGTGATCCTTGATAGCTTTCAGGAGTCGCGTGAGGCGCGAGTAGCGGTGACCGAGATCCCCGGTGGTGACAACTTCTACGTTGACCTGGCCGGCAGAAGTCCGTTGAAACTGAACGTCAACATCGTCATGGACAACGCGTCGGTGTGGGGCAGTCTCAACGGGATGATTGGGCAAGAGCAAACGCTCAGCATCGAAACGCTGGACACCCATACGGCTGTGCTGATGACCGTTTCTCGCCCTGCCCCTGAGCTTGACGGCACGGTGACCGGCACGGCTACGTTCTTGATCACCAACGCCTGATGGTTGTCCGAATCGCGGATCTGAATGTGACGGTAGGCGGCACGCAGGTTCAGCAGCCGATCTCTGCCACGGTGAGCCTTGGTTATGACATGAGTTATGGCACGGCTACGGTTACCGTTGCTGGTCCACCACCCAGCGCAACCTACTACGACACGGTAGACATCACTGTAGACGCGGGTGGCGACTCTCATCAGTGGTTTAGCGGGCTGCTCACCCAGGTTCAATACAACCTGTATCCGCGCTCTACGACGCTCAACTGTAGAGGGCGGATGTTCCTGCTAGACCAGTACAAGATCACTGGTACGGATATAGCTTCGACCAACGCCGATAAGGGCTTGCTGCTGGAGGATATAACCGGCGGGCCTGCTACGGATGAAGCCATCGTGAGCGCTGTAATCGGCATGGTTGGGCTTGGTCTAAACGGCGGCAGTATCGGCGGGACCGGCACGACGATGGGCACGATTGCGCCCGAAGAGTTTGCCTGGCGCAGCAACGAATCAGCGCTGGCTTACATCCAGAGGATTGACGCAATCTCGGTCGGCTACCGGCTGTTTGAGTCAACTGGCGGCAGTATCTTCCGCTCGCAAGTTTCGTCTGTGCCATCGGGCGGTACGGATATGGCGTTTACCGAAGGCGAAGACATCAGTGAAGGCCAGAACACTCGTAGCGTCCAAGAGGCGTTCAACGCTGTTCGGGTGACCGGTTATGCCGTGGGTGACTTTGCCGACCCGCGAGTCTGGTACGAAGAAGGCTCAGCCGACGTAGTTACCGGGACGCAGGTTTATAGCTTCGACAGCCCGATGATCGAGCGCAGAGCTAACTCATCGCCGGGCCAGGGCATCTCATGTCAAGCGATGGCGGGCTACTGGCTTGGCGAGTTGAACCGCGAGCTTATCAAGCTGACCATGACGACACCGCGCAACGACAACATCGGGCCTGGGCAGATCCACGAGATAGCCAATGCGACCAGGCTCGGCTTGACTGAGCGGCTGTGGGTGCAGCGTGTTGACAAGACGTTTGCTCAGAGCGGCTCGGTCACTCAAAGCATCCAGTACATCGGTGGCGGCGGATGAGTTCGTTTAGCCCCGGCAACAATCCGTTCACGCGAGAGTCAGGCTTCGGCGCGCAGCCCAAGCCTGAGCTAGTTGCCATGTGGCGCTCGGCCATTATGAAGGCTCGCCAGCAGCAAGATGAGCCTGACGCTCAGATGGGTGCGGTTGTGGCTAACTTCGATGGGGCCGGGCGCGCCCTGACGGTAGGCCAGGGCAGCATTCCGCAGATCCCATTTGGCGCGTGGCGCATCACCGGCTGTCATATAGCAGCGGGCATATGGAATCCCGGTAGTCTGCGTCTAGAGCCGATCAACGCATCGGCTAGTGTCGATATACGACTGTCTCACGTTGGGTTATGGGCAGGTGGTGCTACGCCTATCTACACGAGCCGCCCGGCTCTTATAGCCCAAGCTGAAGCCATCATAGATGTCAACGGTTGGATCACTGATCTACAGCCTGCTGACGTGTTGGCATTCGCCCTATCAACGGTTTCAGGAGGCGTGACGGTGGTCACGCTTACGCTTACGTTGAAACGGCTGGGCGTTCTTGGTGTTGGCGAGACTACCGTGACGGATTCTTTTGGCGACACGCTGGTCGATAGCTCCGGCAGATCAATCGTAGTTAGAGGGTAGGATGGGCGTACAACACTCAACGCAAGCCGGTATAGAGCTACACGAAGATAAGCGGATCAAAGAGCCTGTCCGTGCTGCATCTACGGCTAACGTTACCCTGGCTACGCCCGGCTCAACGATGGACGGCGTGTCGCTCAGCAGTGGCGACCGCGTTCTGCTCAAGAATCAGTCCACGACTTCGCAGAACGGGATCTATACCTGGGCTGGTTCGAGCACGCTGCTGGTCAGAACGCCTGATGCCGATTCGGCTTCTGACTTCGTGTACGGCTTCCAGATCTACGTACGTGAAGGCACGGCAAACGCTGCTACGTACTGGATGTATACGCAGTCGAGCGCTGTCACGCTTGAAACCACGTCGCTCACCTTCGCCAGCACAACCATAACGCCAACGCTATTCAGTGATGCTGAGGGCAACCCGGCGAATCTGGCCGGTACGTCATCTGACGGCACTAGCCTGTTTACGGCTAGGCGCGATCACGTTCACCAGGGCTTCAACGATGCTGAGGGCGACCCGGCCAACCTGACCGGCAGCACGGCATCAGATGGCACGAGCACCTATTCTGCCCGGCGAGATCACGCACACAAGGGCTTCCTTGACTCAGAAGGTGACCCGGTAGATGTAACTGGCTCAGCAGCCGCAGACGGCACCAGCGCATATACGGCACGGCGCGACCACGCTCACAAGCTGGGCATTACCACGACGCAGGGTGACCTGATTGTCGGCGGCTCTAGCGGTGTTCCTCAGCGGCTAGCGGCGGGCAGCACAGCCGGCCAGGTGCTAACCAGTGGCGGCTCGGGAGTGATCCCTACGTGGGCTGCGCCCAGCGGTGGGGGTTCTGGTGGCGGCGGCGGATCTGGCGCGATCTCCCCGATTCAGGTGGTCGGCCCACTCACGGCAACAGCAGGCACGATTGCGTTCACGCAGATTCCGCAAACCGGCTACCGCAACTTGCGGCTGGTGCTCAGGGGTAGGGGCACAACGTCGGCTACTCAGGTTCGCGTTGATCTTCAGTTCAATGGCGATACCGGCAACAACTACGACGGCATTATCAATCAGAACAATACGACGTTCTCAAACCTGATTGAGTCGCTAGGCGTCGGGGCGATGCCGATTGCTGACATCGCTGCTGCTACGTCGGTTTCGGGCGATGTGGGCACGCTCGAACTATGGATACCCGGTTATACGGACACGACGCAGAACAAGGACACGCACGGCAACGGCACGGTCCGGCTCGCAGCAACGACCACTAACCTACGCAACATTGAAAGCACAGGTCACTGGCGCAGCACGGCGGCGATCAACAGCATCACCCTCACGCCTGGGACTGGTAGCTTCGACGTAGGCTCGTATGCCTGTCTATACGGCGAGATGGACACGGCGGGTGTCTTGCTTACTCCTGCCAGCAACCAGTTGTATGAGACAACGTTGACGGCTGCTGCTGCGTCAATCAACACCGGCACGCTGAGCCAGGCATACCGCGATCTAAGAGTCGAGATATTCGCCAGAGGTGATACAGCGGCTACGTCCACAGCGGTAACGATGCGGATAAACGGCGACTCAGGCGCAAACTACAACTTTGAGCAGATCCGTGCCAATGGTGCGGCTGCTGGTGGTACGTCTTCTACGGGGCAAAATTCTGGCAACGTCCTCCTGAATATGCCTGCCAACACTGGCACGGCAAACGTCTTCGCCAATACATCACTTCGCATCGACAATTACACCGCGATTGTCGGCTTCAAAACGTGGGTGGCAACGGGCTTCGATCTGATCTCTAACCTGCCGCAGTTCGATGGATATGCGGGCTGGTGGGCGAGCCAGGTAGCCGTTACGTCGCTGTCGTTCACTCCGGCTGCGGGTAACTTTGCGGCGGGCACTACCGTTCGTGTCTATGGCGAGCCGCTAGCAAGTGGTGGCTCGGCAGTTGGCACCGGCACGCGGCTCAGGCTCAGCGGCAACCAGTCGATCACGACAGCTACAGCTACGGCGATAACATGGGACACCGAAGACAACGACGCCGACCAGCAGCACTATGAGTCGGCGGCAAGCCTGACCGGCACGGTAGCCAAGACGGCGACCAGTGCGACATTGGCCGGCACGTCTACGGCGTTTCTGACTGAGCTAAGCGTCGGTCAAGTGATCGCCGTACCGGGCACCGCGACCGAGAAGCGCGTCGTGATTGCCATTGCGAGCAATACGAGCCTGACAGTCAACAGCGGCTTCGTCAACAGCGCTAGCGGTCAAACGGCTGCTCGGGTCAACACAGCCGTAGTGTTCCGCCAACCGGGCTTCTACATGCTGGAGACGAACATCTACAGCGCTGCGCTGAGCACCGGCGCTGTGACGTTGCAGTACTACCTGAACAACCTGACCACTGCGACTAGCGGCACGGCGATTGGGCAGCGAGATCCCGTAGCTATCAACGCCAGCGCTGGCTATGACCTTGTGGTGGCTAGGAGCTTCCAGCAATGGGACTTCGTGGAGGTTGTCTGGACGCAGAATAGCGGCGGTAACGTCAACGTCCTGGCCGACGAGCGCACGCACTTTGCGGTCAACGCTCGCCCTACGATCATCGTCGCGGTGCCGTATGTGTGCGTCAAGGATGTCAAGACCGCGTTTACTCACGGCGGTACGTTTACCAGCGGCTCGGATCAGACCCGCGACCTAAACACGATTGACTCGGATACGGCTGGCATCGCATCGCTATCTGGCAATCAGTTGACGCTTCCACCGGGTACCTATAGGTACTCGATCAGTTGCCCGGCGTACCTTGTGGACTACCATCAAGCGGTGCTCTACAACGTTACTGACTCAGCTATCGTGAAGCGCGGTACGGCTGAGCTTGCATCTAGCAGCACGGTGATCCAGACACGATCCTGGGTCATTGGCAAGATGACGATTTCGGGCACCAAAGTGTTCGAGGTGCGCCATCGGTGCGCTACAACTTCGGCTAGTACCAATGGTTTCGGTATTGCCATGAACTGGAGCGATATTCCGACGTACACCGTTGCGGAGTTCTTCAAGGAAGGGTGACTAGCTACCGTCGCTGGGGCGGGCCAGATGATCCGGCTTTCGTGCTGGCAACGCCAACCGCGTTGGGTTCCACCCAATGGTTTGAGAGTTGGTCTTACGGGCCAAGTGGCAACATTGACACGAACGTTGAGCCGATAGTATCTGGCAACATCAATCTTGCCGACCAGTGCTTTACGTGGTCACCTGGGCCAGGAGATACAACCTGCGATCTGGTTGTAGCGGTCAGGCATCGTGCTCCACGAGACGGCGTACTGATTGCTGGAGCTATGGGGCTGCGCCCTACGAGCTTCTCTACCGCTCAGCCTGCTGGCTACGAGTCAGACAATCTCGTCATTGAGGTCCGAGAAGGCACCAACTCGCCCGGTGCGCTGCTTACATCTGCCACATTTCCACTGTCAAGTCTCTATGGCTCGATGCGTAGCAGCCAAGATCCGTTCTGCGATGAAGTGCGGTTCTCGCCACCGGTATTCTTCAATCAAGGCGACGTATTCTGGATGGTGGCGTACCCATCTGGTATGACGTACTACCCAAGACCAAGCGGCTTCCAATATTGGGACACTCGCTTTGATGGCGTAGCAGATGGGTATGCGTCGGGTGACTACAGCGGCCTGGCCGGGAATAGTCTCGGAACACTTCAGCCGTGGCGACATCACACCGTCACTGTAGGGCCGGTATATCACCTGTATCCCAGCGACGCAGATCCGTACATTGACCTGAACGGGCCGGCGGCTGGCTGGCAAGTAGACAGCCCAAACACGGTACTGCCTAGCCGAGTGTACCCACGACGCGACCCGATAGCGTTTCGCTACAACGGCAAGCTATACGTGATGGGTGGCGTGTGGGATCACACCGTTCTTCATGACGCCGTAGCCCTAGGTGGTGGCGCGTTCTATACCTACGGCGGCTATGATCTGACCAACAGGCACGTTGAGGTTTACGACCCGGCGTTAGATCCGAATATTCATCCTGAGAGTACGTCAAGTCCGTGGACAACGCTCGGCAATATGCCCGACGTGCGGATCACGCCGATGTTCGGCGTTAGCGGTGATCAGTTGTATGTCGCCGGCGGCAGCAAGATCGTGGACGCCACTGCGAGCGACATCACCGAGATTCCAACAGCTAGCGTTTACGCCTACGACCTGACAACGGACGTGTGGACGGCAGCAACAAGCTTGCCATTCGAGATGTTCAATGCTTCGTTCTGGACGTACAACGGTTTGCTATCGCTGACCGGCGGTACTCGGCATACCACCACAACCGAGACTGATGTGTTCACGTATAGCGGTGGATCCGGTGGTACGTGGACTGGCGTACCGCAGACTTACGCATCCACTCAGGGCGGGCTGGGCGGTAATTGCCTTTGGCCGTGGACGCAGTGGTACGGCACAGCGGGTGACCAGCAGTATGGCGGGCTGGTGGATAGCCTGAATCGCGTCTACTTGTTTCCCTTTGGCTCTGGCTTTACGGGCAGCGGGTTCGTGCGTTATGACCCTTCAACGCAACTGTTCACACAATTGGGCGAGATTCCCCATACGCATGGCTCAGATGAGGTATCGGGTAACCGTCAGGTGCACCACGGCGGGCGGCTAATCACGAGCGATGACCGTGTGTGGTTGTTCGACTCTGGCTATGCAGCCACAGCACCGTTTTCAGGGGCAGTCACCTACACTCAAGAAGTGTGGGTATACGACCCTGCAACAGACGTGTGGTCGCAGGTATCCGATACGCCCGAGTTCGGCTTCGGTCCGTATATCCAGCACTCGGATGGTTTTATATATTTCTTCGGTCTTTCGCACATCATCTGGCAGTACGACATCGCGCTAGATACGTGGGCGGATTCAGGCGTTAGACTCGCGGCCTATGACGACCTTCCGCAGACTATCACCGGCGGCAGCGTTGCGCTCACCAGATACGTCACACATGTGATCCCGGTGGCAGATGGCACCGGCGGCGCTTACTGGCTGGTCTACCCGCGAGCGAGCAACCACGGTACGGGCGCAACGGACGAAGGGCGCGGCTCGGTAGACGGTGCCGCTACAGCAGTCGAATATTGGGCACCCGGCGGAACGCTTACCACGCTCGCCGGTCACAGCACAGTTCAGATCATCGGCTAACGCAGCCTCCCCGGCCAAACGGGCACGCTGATCAATTCAACCGGAGAGGACACTCTATTGGCCGACTTCACCACATTCCGCTTTCAGCTAAACACTGGCACCAACGCATCTCCAACGTGGACGAGCGTGCCGGCTGCTGGCGCGGGCACAGGTTTCGAGCTTCGGTTCAGCGACCTGAGCACGCAAGGCTCTACGGCGTCGGCTTCCTGGCCGGCGGTAACCCGCCCGCTCTCGGGTACGGCAGGCGTTGACTACCTGTACAACTTCACCGCTGACACCACGTCGCTCGGCGTCTTCGGCGGCGGCACCAGCACGCCGGTCGCTTACTCCAACACCGCGCAGTACAGGTTCCTGCGGTTGGACTGGGACTCTGTAGGCACGTTTGCCTCAGCCCCGATCTTCACGGCCTACAACAGCACGGCGCACGCGGCGATCACCCGTAACTCGCCATCTGGTGGCATCCTTGAAGGCAACACTACCGACACCGGCGGTACGGCTCGGTCGTACCTGAAGGGCAATGCGTTCGGTCGCGTTGATTCCGGTGGTGTTCCGGCTGCTGCGCCAACTAACGCTCCGGTAGTCACGGACGGCACGACTGGCTCGGTCAGCCCGACCGCTGGCGCGAACTGGCTTACTAACTTCCAGGGCTTGCAGGGTGACAACGACTACATTACGGCACCGTTCACCCCGGCGGCGACGACCGCAGATCAGTGGTCGCTCGTCATCCGGCTGTTCCTGGGCGCGAACTCGGTTGCTGGTGTGAGCACGCCGGTCATTTCGTGTCGATACACTTATTCGTGAGGCAATGATGGAAGAGCAGATTCAAGCCTTTCTGGAAGGCCCCGGACAGCCGCAGAGTCTTGAGGCAATCCGGGACAACGTGGACGCAGAAGCCGACCGCACTGAGCTACGCGAGACGCTCGATGGCATGGTCAAGGCCAAGACGATCAAGCGCATGGAAGACGGCGTTGATTATCGCGGCGAACCGATGGTCTGGTATGCGCCAAAGGATTTCAAGCCCGAGTGAATACCGGCTCGATTCGCGCACGGCTGCTCGGTCGCTCGTTCTGGTCGCTCACGTATGCCGATGGCACGGTGATCAACGAGTGGGATATGGACTGGTCGCAACTCCCGCTCGAAGGCCGGCGCGAGCTTCGGCTTTACGCGCCCAACGGCAAGACCGCTGAGCTATCCACGACCCAGGAGCGGAAGTTCTTCCAGTTCAAGTGCGCCATCTTTAGGGCGGGCGTCGGGCAGCATACCACCGCGCATGTCGTTGGCGTAATCAACGGGCCGAATGGCGAGTGTAGTTGCTGGTCGTGGGATTACGACAAGGGTCAGCTATTGCCGTTCAGCGATAACGTGAACAACATGACGTATCAGAACGTCGGCTCCATTGCGCTGAGCCACGTAGGACTTGCATAGGAGTTGATTGAATGGCTGCTAACTCGCCTTACGACACCGCAGTAGCCGCGACAGCCGGCATCACTAACTCGTGGTTCTTCCGCGATTTGACCGGCGTCACTGCTACTGCTACTGCGGGCGCTGTGAGCGGCACATACACCGGCGCGGTCGGGCTGCAAGTGGTGTCACCGCTCGCGCAAGATTCCAGCACGCCACTGGGCGGGAATGGTGATGTGCTGGGTGCCATCCACCTTGGCGCGACCACCGGGCCAGCGGCGACCACGGCAGGCTACGTCACCTTTGGCGACAACTTCGACTTCCCAACAGCCACGCCTTTCAGCGCAACCGCGCTCATCCGCCTACGCGGTGATCAACCGGCGAACTATGTGTGGGCAGAGATGGAGATTCTCGACAAGACTCCAACTGCTTCGCGCAATGGCTGGGACGTAGCGGTCACGGCGAATAAACAGATCATCTTCCGTCGCTGGGTTGCCGGTGTCGCTGAGAGCGTCACGCACACTCAGGTGCTTATCCCGCAAGTCTGGTACTTCATTGCCGTGACCTACGACGGCACCACGCTGCGGGTGTACTTGGACGACTACGGCTCAGTCTCGGCAGCGAGCGTGGGAAGCTTGCCGGGCAATGCCGTGAACTTCACGGTCGGTGGACAGAACGGCGGCTCTACGGCTCTGCTTGACGGTGACGTAGGGCCGGTGGCTCTCTACAACCGTGCGCTGAGTAACGCTGAGGTGAGCACGCTGTTCCGTGCTGCCTTTGTTGCGGGCACCGTGAGCGGCTTCCCGACGCACACGTACTACTTTCACCCGACCGGCAACGACTCGACTGGCACTGGTGCAATCGGCAATCCCTGGCAGTCGTGGTTCAAGGCCGCGTCAACGGCTCAGGCTGGGGATACCTGCATCTTCCAGTACGCGAGCGGCACACCGTATGTGGAGACGCAGGTACGTAGCAACTCGTGCATGGCATATAGCGGCACGAAGCGCTCGGGCATCACGTTCACGAGCGACCAGACGATCCCGGCTCGGATCCCGACCAGCGCTGATCACATGCCGCACATCGTCTTCGGTACGCTCAGCACTGGCACGGCAGTCAACGCGGTAACGGGTGCGTCGTGGAGCGCTTCAAACGGCGGGCAGACCACGTACACGGTGAACAACTCGCTTACGGCGGGCATCTCATACGTCACCGTTACCGGCGCTTCGCCATCTGGCTACAACGTATCTGATGCGCTGGTGATCGCCCGGTCGGGCACCACGGTCACGATTGCGATGGCCGCGAACCCTGGCACTTGGTCTTCGGGCGGCACGATGGTGACAGGCATTGACCTGTCTAATGCTCAGAAGTCGCACATCCTCCAGCAGTGCTATCACACGATCCAGGGGCTTTGGTTCGATCAGCCGATGGCAGGCTCGGACTACAACGACCGCTTGATTGCGTTCTTCGGGCAGCAATACCCAACCAGCGTCAACACGGTCACGGCAGGCACGGTATCGAGCGGCATCGTCACCTACACCACGCCAGCCAACCACGGTCTGATTGCCGGTCGCACGGTCAACGTGTCGGGCCTGGGTTCGTCGGGCGGTAGCTACAACTTCACGAACGGCAGCATCCTGACGGTGCCATCGGGCACGACGTTCACCGTCGCAGTGGCTACTGCAACTGGCACGCCATCCGGTACGGGCTGGCTTACCGCTGAGATGCAAGGCGAGGTGCAGACGATCACGGTGAGTGCTGGCGCTTCGGGCAACTGGACGGCGACTCTGCCAGGCAACAGCGCAGCTACAGCACTCTCGCCAACGATCACGGCGGCAGCTTTGCAAACAGCCTTGCGAGCTACTACGTCTACGCTGGCGGCTGGAGCCGGCCCGCTCACCAACGTGAACGTGACCGGCGGTCCTGGCGGCACGGCTGCGCTGATTATCGTCTTCAACTCTCAACAGCAGAACCCGTATGCGGTTGGACCTATGCCGTTGTTCACTACAACGCCACCGGCGACTAGCGGTACGGCTACGCCCGCGAGAACTACGGCAGGCACGAACGGCACTCGGTGGTATCAGTCGGCTGACTTCTGCACGGCGCAATATCTGCGGATCACCAACGGCTACCAGCCCTACAAGTCTGCCGTAGATACGGGCAGCGTCTTCCAGTACAACCTTGTCGAAGGCTGCAATGTCGCCATCGGCTGCTTCAACAGCAACGCACCCACGTTCCAGGGCAACTTGTTCCTGATGAACGGCACCGGCCAGCCTCTTCGTAATGGTGGCATTCTCGGTCAAGCAGATGGCATCCAGAGCAAGGGTGGCACGCGCAACGCTCAGATCTACAACAACGTGGTGCGGGTGCCAGTGGGCGGTACTCCGTTGACAGGTGCCGCTTACTACATCGGCGGCGGCTCCAACGACATGAACGGGTTGTATGACAACTCGACCAGCGGCAAAGAGGGCTACAACAACGTCTGCTTCAACAACGTTGCTATCGCTGAGTATCCCGATGGAATTGCCTATGCCGGCTTCGCCATTCAGGGCGGTGCGAATGACACTATCGCTAACAACGTCGCCATCAACTGTACTGTGTCATCTCGCATTCTTGCCGGTGGGCAATGGCCGACTATGGGCGCTCTCAGCCCGCCAAGCCCGAAGGTTGACGCGCCAACGATTGTCAATAACATCTGGTATCGCTCGCCCGTATATGTCGGCAGCACGACGAGCATCACCGAATCGAGCACAACCGGCACGTACACGGTGCCCAATACGCTTTTGGCGGGTCAACTTGTCACTGTTCGTGGCGCATTCCCTGACGGCTACAACGTATCTAGCGCGGCGATCTCTACGCCGACCGGCGCGAACTTCCAGATCACCGGACTTGCTTCCGGCCTGACTTCGCCGGCTACTACGCAAGGCGCGGTCTATACGAGCGTTGGCTACGGCTTCAAGTGGGGCACGTCACAAGCAAACGATCTCGGCAGCGGCGCAGTCGTATACGCCAACAACATGCGCTACTACATGGGCTTTGTGGATGACACGATCACCACGAACCCGCCGACGAATGAGGTCGGGGCTAACGCATCGGATCCGTTGTTCTACAACTACCTGACCGACTGGCACACGCTGCCAGGTAGTCCGATCAGCCGTGCCGGACAGTTCACTACCCGTACCGCATTCGGACAGGGCTATCTAGCCAAGGCAGCGCTCGACATGAGCCTGGACTACGTTGGCGATAAGCGTCAGTTGACGCCTGACCTTGGCATCTACGCATCATCGGTTGGTGGTGAAACGCTGGTCAGCGTTCAGCCGGTGAGTAGCTCGTCAACGGTGGCGGGCGTTGAGACGTTCAATGTCGGCACCGGGCTGATTGGTACCGGGCGTGAGGTGCTGCGCCAGGGCATGGTGCTCACCGATCCCAACGACATCGGGTTGATAGCTCGGGTGCTGGCGACAGATCCCTCCTACAGCGACATGGGATCCGTTGTACGTGCGTTGCCTGCCCGATCCAGCACGGCCACGGTCACGAGCGTTGCATCCTCGGCTACCAGCATCACGCTACTGGCTGCTAACAGCGCTGCTAAGGGCAGGATGGTCTTCAACAACAGCACGCAGACGCTCTACCTAAAGTTCGGCATCACAGCGTCTACTAGCTCGTTTACCGTTGCGCTCGCTGCGTCGGGCTACTACGAATTCCCGACGCCACTCTATACGGGCCGAGTAGACGCCATATGGGCATCTGCTAACGGTGCGGCGCTCGTCACTGAGGAATCCTGATGCCACTCTACAATCCCGGCGGAAGCGGCGGCGGCACCCCAATCGGCATAAGCACGCAGGGTAATACCGGCGGCACGAGCGGCTTCGCCACTGCCGGTAGCTACCAGCTTGTCGGCAGCAACCTGATGACGATCAGTCAATCGCTGACCGCTGGCTCGGCTACCGTCACCTTTGTCGGCCCGCGCATACCGGGCATGACTAGGTTTGATAACGGGCTGATTCGCGGCAGTGCCAGCACCGGGTCGTACTACGGCTCGGTCGGCACGGTCAACGCTTCGATGCAGCTATTCCCGTTGTGTCCTGCCGACGACGTGTTTCCGGGCAACATGACGGCATCGACCATGTTCTTTGACATGCTCGGCAGCGGCTCGTCTGCCAACTCAGCGGCGCAGACGCTACGTGCTTCGGTAGGCATCTACACGCTGGCCGGCGCGAGCAGCCTGTCGCTACTCAACTCAGGCTCGATGAGCATCACCGCTGCGGCCACGAACAACCAGTCAACTCTGTGGGACGGCGCGCGCTACATGACCATGCACAGTAGCGCGTTCTCTGCATCGCTCACGTTCTCGCAGACTTCGTACTGGGTTGGCATCATCTTCTCAAGCTCAAGCGGAACCCAGTCGCTCTCGTACTTCGGCAACTACCTTGGCAATCAGGCGCAACCACGATCCGGCACGATGGGAGTGTCTGGTACGACCAACAACTCACGTGATTGGTCACCGTGGGCAGGCGTTGTAGCAACGGCTGCGCTACCGGCGAGCATCCACATCAGCGGTGTCACCAAGACCGGCATCAGCGGCGGCTTCGTGCCGCACGTAGTTCTCGAAGCACTGCACTCGGCGTGGTGACCCTTGGCCTATAGCGACGTTATCCTGGCGACCGCTGGCTTGCAGTCGTACTGGCGATTAGGCGAATCCGCTGGAACGACAGGCGCAGGCTCGGTACTTGACAGCAAGGGTTCGGTCAACGGGACGCCGACCGCGATCACGTTCGGGATTGGCGGCTTGCTTACTGGAGATGCGAACACAGCCGCGTCGTTCCCCGGCGCAAGCTCGGGTATCAACTACGGCAACAACTACGGCTTTACCGGCACGGCGTCATTCAGCGTTGAGTGTTGGATCAACATCACCAGCGTGGTAGGTGAACAACACTTCGTGGATAAGTCTTGGAACAATGGTGTGAACCGTGAGGGCTGGGACTTACGCATCGCTGCCGGCGGCAGTCTCGAACTCGAACGCTGGCAGACGAACGCGCCGGTCAGAACCCCGACGGCCAACATCCTGGCAGGCACCACCTACTACGTTGTTGGAACATACGACGGTACTAACAGTCGACTGTACGTGAACGCAGGTGCTGCAAACGTCAGTCCCACCGATACCAATGCGATTCCAGCGACGACAAGCTCTGCAAACCTGGGCATCGGCGGGTTCAATGGCGGTACGTTCTACTACGTGAACGGCATTATAGACGAGGTAGCTATCTACAACGTGGCGCTGAGTTCAGGCACTATTAGCGCTCACTACACGGCTGGCACCAGCCCGCCCGGCTACGTCCCTCCGTTCCCCGGCGTGTTCAATCTAGACGCACGTAGGTTTATCTGATGTCGCAGATCATTCTGCCGGTCGAAGGATTCCACAACGCGAAGCTTGAAGAGGCTCGCAAGCGCATCAGTCGTACACGAGCTTATGCCGACTGCTCCACAATCATGGTGATTCCAGCGATCAAGGCTATCCCGCCTAAAGTGGTGCTCTCGTGGATGGGCTTGATGGCACCAATGAACCAGAGATTCACTCGGCTGTGCATGGAAAACATGGAAGTGGGCGAAGCCTACAACGCGGCAGTTGACTTCATCCTGGGCAACCCTGAGCTAAGTACGTGGAAGTACATGCTCACGATGGAAACAGACAACATCGTGCCACCCGACGCTCTACTGAAGCTCATCGAAGACATCGAGTCAGGTCCATACGACGCGGTAGGTGCTCTCTACTGGACTAAAGGCGAGGGCGGTATGCCGATGTGCTACGGAGATCCCAAGGTGATGCCGCGCAACTTCATTCCTTGGGTACCTGAGCCTGACACCGTAATGCCGACCAACGGCTTGGGCATGGGCTGCACGTTGTTCAGGCTGGACTTCTTCAAGAAGATGCCCGCACCGTGGTTCAAGACTCAACAACAATACCGGCAAGGCGTCGGTGCTAGCGCGTTTACTCAAGACCTTTGGCATTTCGAAGAAGGCGGTAAGTATGGTGAGCGAGTCGCTATTTCAACCCGCGTGCTGGCCGGGCATTATGACTATTCAACGGATACTGTGTGGTAGTTGAAACCGCGCTAAAGCTGGATCTTGGTTGCGGGCAAACCGCAAAAGAGGGATTCATTGGCGTTGACATCTCGGCTGATTGTGGTGCCGATGTCGTTCACGACTTGCGCGTGTACCCCTGGCCCTTTGAATCAGACTCGGTAGATGAGGTTTTCTCTAGCCACTTCCTTGAACACGTGCCAGGTCACGACCGCTTCCGACTGTTCGATGAGCTATGGCGCATCCTCAAGGTTGACGCGCAGGCAACCATCGTTACCCCGTACTGGGCGTCTATGCGCGCTATCCAAGACCCTACGCATGAGTGGCCGCCGATCTCTGAGGCGTCGTATCTCTACACGAATCGACAGTGGCGCGAGGACAACAAATTGGATCACTACCCGATCTCGTGCAACTTCGATTACACGTACGCCTACAACATCAATGACCGACGTTATGCACTGTCTGCTGAGGAAGCTCGCGCGCACCAGGCTCGGTACTACAACAACGTCATTGACGATCTGCACGTCGTTCTAACCAAGAAGGCGTAGGCGCATGAGCCTACTGCTGCTGCTGCGTGGTGCAGCGGCGGCTGGCGCATCTGCTCTTCGTGACGCAACCGTCAGGGTACTTGTTGCCCTGCTTGGATTCCGCGATGCAGCGTTTCGCATTCGGGTTGGCATTTGCAACTTCCGCGATGCTCAGTTCCGGATCAGAGCCGCGATCCTGGCATTCCGGGACGCTCAGTTCAGGATTCGGGTCGCTCAGACCGCTTACCGGGATTCGCAGTTCCGCATTCGCTCAGCGATCACGGCATTCCGGGATGCTCAGCTTCGCGTTCGTGTTGGGATAGCGGGCTGGCGAGATGCGCAGTTCAGGATCCGTATCGCTCAGACGGCGTGGAAAGACGCGCAACTTCGGGTCAGGGCGGGGATCACTGCCTGGAAGTTTGCGCAGTTCCGCGTTCGCGTTGGCATCACGGCGTGGCGGGATAGCCAGCTTCGGCTAAGGGTTGGTCAGACCGCGTGGAAAGACGCTCAGGTCAGGCTGCGTGCGGCGGCGACCGCTTGGAAAGACGCCCAGCTTCGTATCCGCACGTCGGTCCTGGCGTTTCGTGACGCAGCAGTCAGGATCCGTTCGGACATTCGCGGGTTCCGCGATGCTCAGTTCCGCATCAGAACGGTCATCCAGGGCTACCGGGATGCGCAGTTCAGGATTCGAGCAGCGGTAACCGCGTGGCGTGACTCGTCTGTTCGCATTCGATCTGCCATCACGGCTTGGAAAGACGCCCAGTTCCGGATCCGTACGGCCATCACGGCTTGGAAGTTCGCTGCCGTCAGGATCGTGGTCGCTGGTCAGACGACTGCCTACCGGGATGCTCAGTTCAGGATCAAGGCTGCGATTGCAGCGTGGCGAGATGCGCAGTTCAGGGTTCGGGTCGCGGCTACTGCCTGGCGTGACGCTCAGGTACGCATTCGCTCGTCAGCTACCGCGTGGCGTGATGCCACTGCCCGCATCCGCTCAGACATTCGGGGCTTCAAGGACGCTCAGTTCCGGATCAGAACGAGCATCACGGCGTGGAAGTTCGCTCAGGTTCGCATCCGCGCAGCAGCTACCGCTTGGAAAGACGCGCAGGTTCGGATTCGCACCGCTGCGCTGGCGTACCGGGATTCGCAGTTCCGCATTCGCACGGTTATCCAGGGCTTCCGCGACAGCCAGGTTCGCATCCGCACCATCGCTACGGCGTTCAAAGACGCCCAGGTACGTATCAAGGTCCTGGCCCAAGGGCTGGCCTACAAAGACGGCCAGTTCAGGATTCGGGTCGGTCAAACGGCTTGGCGAGATGCCGTCGCCCGCATCACCACTGCGGTACTGGCCTATCGGGATGCTCAGTTCCGTGTTCGGGTCGGCCTAACCGGCTGGAAGTTCGCCCAGGTCCGAATCCGCTCAGCGGCAACGGCTTGGCTATTCGCAGCGACAAGAGTTCGGGTCGGCATCACAGCCTGGCAGTTCGCCCAAGTTCGGCTGCGCTCGGCGGCTACGGCATGGAAAGACTCGGCTGCTCGGGTCCGGGTTCGCGTTGACGCTTACCGGGACGCCACTGCCCGCATTCGGTCAGACATCCGTGGCTACCGGGATTCTCAGCTTCGAATCCGCACCATCGCTACCGCATGGCGAGATGCAGCAGTTCGGATCAAGGTTCTTGCGCAAGGGCTGGCGTACAAGGACGCGCAATTCCGCGTTCGTGTCGCGCAGACCGCTTGGCGAGATGCCACTGCTCGTATTCGTGCGGCTGTTACCGCGTGGAAGTTCGCTCAGTTTCGAGTACGCACAGGCATCACCGGCTGGGAAGATGCCGCAGCCAGGGTTCGGACCGGGATCACCGGCTGGCGAGATAGCCAGTTCAGGGTCAGGGTTGGGCAGACGGCTTGGCTGTTCGCAGCCGCAAGGATTCGCACAGGCATCACTGCCTGGAAAGACGCTCAGGCACGAGTCAAGGTCGGCATCCTTGGCTACCGGGATGCACGGTTCCGGATCTACGCCAGCATCCGTAACTACGTTGATGCCCAGGTACGGGTCAAGGTCTTCGGGCAGGCATTCCGCGATGCCACGTTCCGCATCAGGACTGTCGCGCAGAATCAATCCTACAGAGATGCTCAGTTCCGAATCCGCGTCTACGGGCGAGCCTTCCGGGACGCCACGGCCAGAGTCTACGTCGGCATCCGTGGCTACAAAGACGCGGCTACCCGGCTGCGGGTCGGCATCACCGGCTGGCGAGATTCAACAGCCCGGATTCGGGTCAGGGCAACTGCCTGGCGTGATTCGACCGTTCGGTTCATCGTCCGTGTTGGAGCTTACCGCGACTCGGTTGCTCGGATCCGCTCAGACATCCGGGGCTTCCGAGACTCAACCTGGCGTATTCGGGTCAGGATCACCGCATACCGCGACACCACTATCCGGGCCGCAGTTCGAGTTCTCGCCTACTGGGACGCCCAGGTACGGGTCATCACCCGAGTCCTGCGCAACGTGGACGCCCAGGTACGATTGCGGGTCTTCGGGATCAGGCTGTCTGACGCCGGGCTTCGGATTCGAGTTGCCGCGTCTGTGGCACGTAATCTGGAATGGACTTCCTCACAACCAGGCTCGCGGTGGCGCAGCGGTTCCGTTGGTGGTCGCTGGGTGATTGGCGAGCCACAACGATAGGGGCCTTATGCACAGTCAATCGGCACTCACTACCGAATACGTCAGGGTTGCGATTGACGCTGGCGTAGACCCGACTTCTGACACCGTACAGATGGCGTTCCCGGCGACGGGAGTGGCTCCGATAACAGGCGACTGGAAGTCGGCCACATGGGAAACCGTTAGCGGCGTCTACTACGCACGCTGTCTGGTTGGGCCTGGCTTCGGCGGCGTCGTCACGCTGACCGCAGGAGCGCTGTACGACGTATACGTGAAGGTGGCCGACAACCCCGAGACGGTCGTTCGCAACACTGGTGCGCTAGCGATTCTCTAGTGGAGCCAGCGACCACAACCATAGAGCTATT